TCGTACGAGTAGAAGGTTGCCTTGTGTTGCTGAAATTGGAATTCCATTATGAACTTATTTTCTAGTGTTGTTTTTGATAGATTGGCTCCAGATAGATCGACTCTAGATAGATTGACTCCATATAGATCGACTCTAGATAGATTGGCTCCATATAGATTGGCTCCAGATAGATTGGCTCCATATAGATTGGCTCCAGATAGATGGGCTCCAGATAGATCGGCTCTAGATAGATCGGCTCCAGATAGATCGGCTCTAGATAGATTGGCTCCAGATAGATGGGCTCCAGATAGATCGGCTCTAGATAGATTGGCTCCATATAGATTGGCTCCATATAGATTGGCTCCAGATAGATCGGCTCTAGATAGATTGGCTCCAGATAGATCGGCTCCAGATAGATGGGCTTCAGATAGATCGGCTCTAGATAGATTGGCTCCATATAGATTGGCTCCAGATAGATCGGCTCCAGATAGATTGGCTCTAGATAGATTGGCTCCAGATAGATCGGCTCTTTTACCACTAGACGAATCATTCAACCACTGCTCATGAAGTTTTAAAATTTTAGCTAATTTCATAACGGGCTCCCTTCACGTCCTAACTTGTTTCAATAGATTACAGCATTTTATGAAATCACCGTATCTTTTAATCTGCTCTTTCGTGTAATTGTTTTGTGCTCCGATTGACTCATAATTTTCAAGCCAATAAGCCAAGTCATGGTCCTCACATCCAATAGTCATTCTACCGTATGAATAAAAGGTCGCTTTGTGCTGTTGCTGTTGGAATTCCATTATGAACTTATCTTCAAGTATTGTTTTAGATAGATTGGCTCCATATAGATTGGCTCTAGATAGATCGGCTCCATATAGATTGGCTCCAGATAGATTGGCTCCAGATAGATCGGCTCCAGATAGATGGGCTCCAGATAGATCGGCTCCAGATAGATCGGCTTTAAATAGATTGGCTCCAGATAGATGGACTCCAGATAGATTGGCTCCAGATAGACGGGCTCCAGATAGATCGGCTCCAGATAGATCGGCTCTAGATAGATTGGCTCCAGATAGATGGGCTCCAGATAGATGGGCTTCAGATAGATGGGCTCCAGATAGATCGGCTTTAAATAGATTGGCTCCAGATAGATGGGCTTCAGATAGATGGGCTCCAGATAGATGGGCTCCAGATAGATTGGCTCCAGATAGATCGGCTCCAGATAGATGGGCTCCAGATAGATTGGCTCCAGATAGATTGGCTCCAGATAGATGGGCTCTAAATAGATTGGCTCTAGATAGATTGGCTCCAGATAGATCGGCTCCAGATAGATTGGCTTCAGATAGATCGGCTCTACTACCCTTAGACGAATCATTCAACCACTGCTCGTGAAGTTTTAAAATTTTAGCTAATTTCATAACGGGCTCCCTTTTATTTATCCAACACTCTAGATCTCACAATGATCCTACTTGCGGTAAATGTATTTGTCAACGATTGGTTTATAAATGTCTGCCAGGGCTGCGACCCCGTTGTTGGACTGGAAATAGTCATATCACGTCCTAGCTTGTTTCAATAGATTACAGTATTTTATGAAATCACCATACCTTTTAATCTGTTCGGTTGTGTACCCATTTTTTTTTCCGACTAACTTATAATTTTTCAGCCAATAAGCCAAATCATGATCTTCGCATCCAATTTTTAACCTATCGTACGAGTAGAAGGTTGCCTTGTGTTGCTGAAATTGGAATTCCATTATGAACTTATTTTCTAGTATTGTTTTTGATAGATTGGCTCCAGATAGATCGGCTCCAGATAGATCGGCTCTATATAGATTGGCTTTAGATAGATTGGCTTTAGATAGATCGGCTCCAGATAGATTGGCTCCAGATAGATTGGCTCCAGATAGATGGGCTCTAAATAGATTGGCTCTAGATAGATTGGCTCCAGATAGATCGGCTCCAGATAGATTGGCTCCAGATAGATCGGCTCCAGATAGATTGGCTTCAGATAGATTGGCTTTAGATAGATCGGCTTCAGATAAACCGGCTCCAGGTAGATCGGCTCCGTGTAGGTTGGCTTCAGATAGATTGGCTTTAGATAGATCGGCTCCGTGTAGGTTGGCTTCAGATAGATGGGCTCCAGATAGATCGGCTCTAGATAGATCGGCTCCAGATAGATCGGCTCTAGATAGATTAGCTCTGGATAGTTTAGCTTCATCCAGATTGGCTCCAGGTAGATCGGCTCTATATAGATCGGCTCTATATAGATTGGCTTTAGATAGATTGGCTTTAGATAGATCGGCTTCAGATAAACCGGCTCCAGGTAGATCGGCTCCGTGTAGGTTGGCTTCAGATAGATTGGCTTTAGATAGATCGGCTCCGTGTAGGTTGGCTTCAGATAGATTGGCTTTAGATAGATTGGCTTTAGATAGATTGGCTCCAGATAGATTGGCTCCAGATAGATTAGCTCCAGATAGATCGACTCTAGATAGATCGGCTCCAGGTAGATCGGCTCTAGATAGATTGGCTCCAGATAGATTAGCTCTGGATAGTTTAGCTCCAGATAGATCGGCTCCAAATAGATCGGCTCTACTACCTTTAGACGAGTCATTTAACCACTGCTCGTGAAGTTTTAAAATTTTAGCTAATTCCATAACGGGCTCCCTTTTATTTATCCAACACTCTAGATCTCACAATGATCCTACTTGCGGTAAATGTATTTGTCAACAATTGGTTTATAAATGTCTGCCAGGGCTGCGACGCCATTGTTAGATTGAAAATAGTCGTTGAGGCATTCTTGGACCGGTGTTACATAGGGGTCTAGTTTGGACGGCATCTGGGCAAGTTGTGACCTGGCGAGCTCCGACAAAGGGGAAGAAAGCGTAACAGTAGAAAGCAGCACCGTTTGTAAATGGTTTAGAATATCTGTTTCGTCTTTTTTCTTACTGTTCTGGAAGCGCCATATGAGGCTCTCAACGACCAGTCCAATGTCAGTAATCAGCAGCAACGGCGACAGCAAGTAGCCCCAAGGCGACACCAAATTAAACGACCGAATCAGATTAGACAGCATTGACAGCGTCATCAGATCAGGAACCTTAAGACGTCGATTGTCCGAATTGCCGCGAATGTTTGTAGCAAACCCAAGCCTTAGCATAAAACCACCCAGAATCGAACGGACCTTTTTGCGGTCGCCGACAAGAGCTGCCCCAATGACAACATGGTACTGGTCACGTGACCCACGGTCCCAGTGGCTGTACCATCGGTTAGACTCTAAGTGCCGCCTGATCAGACCGGGACCCTTGATGAGCAGAGAGACACGAGACATGAAGCGCCATTTTATGGTGGAAAAGTCTTCGAGATTTATAAGCCCCATTTGGTAATAAAAGTACGAAGCGGCTGCAAACATTCCTTCGCGTTGGATAGTATCAGCTCCCGGGTGGTCGTCTGACGGTAGCTGTGAAATAAAACCATGAACGTCTAGATGTGGTTCAATTTTACGTAGCATCTGATTCATTTTGGGTCTCCTTCGGTTCGTCTGACGTCGCGGGTTCGCTAGACGACAATTGGATTTCGGCATCAATCAGCTCTGACGGGAATTGCGTAGCAGCTAAAAGTTCATAGGTATATTGAGTGCCGTTAGAGTCAATGGTCTGAACACGCCCGGTTTTGCGCAAAGTGTACACGTTATGACTGGTGAGTCCTGGACCGTTTATTTTGTTAAGCTTGCTTAGTTTGACAGTCGCGTCCACACTTTGAGTGTCTCCGGCAACGGTTGTTACGGTGAGCCTTAACTGGACTGTTTTGGTACCGCGCATTGCCTGGTTAAATCGAGCTAAAGGGGATGCCATGGTAAAATACTCCTTGTATGGTTGTGAAGGTAGATAACGTTATCGTAAGTTAAAGCTTGCCAGACCGTCAGTAGTTCAGAAGAACAGTTCAAACATTTTCTTATGGCTAGAGTGCGTTTTGTCTTATGGCGGCAAAAGCGGCACCGAATGTAAAAAAGTGGTGGAGCCGTAATGGGTATAAATGTCATCGGCGGTTCACCAGTTTGATGTCTAAGCATTTTTCGATAATTGGAATAAGTTTGGCGTCGGTTTCGGTTACGCCGTAGTTGCGCCCTAGCTGGAAACAAATGACCGCCATCGCCAATATAAGAACAGCAATAGTCATGAAGCCGTGAGGCGTTTTGCGGTAGATTTTTACCAGTTTTAGGTGAGTTGACATAAGGGCTCGTAGGTTTGACTTGATCTCGTCTATATCGCTGATAACAGGCTTCATAAAATCACCTGACCGTTAAGGACCGTAAAATGACATTGTTGGCTATCAGTGGTTACATAGGACCCGTCGGGAACTAGGGTCAAAAACTGTAATGAGCCCGAGGCAAAATGTGCCAACAACTGACCGTTAGCGAGCCTCAATAGGACCTCGTCAAATCCGGGGCTGTCTCCACAGGGGTCTATAATGTCTACGACCGCGTATTGGGCACCCTGGGGCGTTAGGACGGCGGTTGTAGAGGCACAGCGTATAATAGCTCCATTGGTCAACTGCTCGACTGAACAATCTGAGCCCGGGCGACCGTCTGCTCCGTTAACTAGCTGTTGTCCGCAGCCCATTAGGATCATGTGGAGCCCAAGCAGCATGAGTCTAGTTTTCATCGTTTGGCTCCTTACGGCTGATAACAAAACCCGAACGCTGCAATTCCTCGAGGAGCAGACCCAGCCAGGCTTCAGCCGCAGAATGCCCCTCGCGCACATAACGCGGTATGGCAACTGATGTTAGATAGGATTGCTCATATTCTGACAGTTTGAGGTCCGCGAATGTTACGGTCATGTTTGGTTTTGTCTTCATGTAGTCAAGTTACGATAGTGGCGGCGTAAAGTCAACATTTAATTTTATGACCGTTTGCCCCAGAGGCTCCAGCAAAGGTTTACCGAAATAAGCTCCTTATGGCTATTATATGCAATCTGAGCCCCCGGGGTCCAAAAATGTCTATGGGGGCGTCTGCCGAAAAACTTACCCCGGGGGGTTTCCGAAAAAGTCGGGGTGGGCATCTGCCGAAAAGAGCAGGTGGAGCATACAAGAGCAAAAGAATTCTTAGGTACTTTATATACTTGCAACAACCGTACCATCTGCCGAAAATGTCCAAATCTGACATCACCTGTCCCCCCCCCCCCCTGGTCTCCCCCTGCAACCTTTGTGCCATCTGTCCTTCCATGCAAGCCTTATGCCAATTGGCTCCAGTTGCAATATCTGCGCCACCTGATGTAAGATGTCAATTGGTACGCGTGTTGCATATCGAGCCAACGGTACAGATAATGCAAGTTGCAAGAATCATGCCAATCGGGCAAACGGGGGCGCCACGGGACCCTTAATGTTATAAGGAATTGGTTGTGCGCGTTGAACCACGGGGCGATTAGAGCGTTATAAGCCCGTGCGGCGCGTAGGGTCTAGTTAGTTTGGTGGGCAAAATTAAGACGGGGGACAAAGGGAGGGTGCGTAACAGTGAGAATTCAAGGCAATTGGCGCCCCGATTGGCGTGGTTTGATCGTGGTTTGCCCATGATTTGGGCGCGTTTTGTCGTGTTTTGTCGCTGATTTGCATCGTTCAGACGCGGAAAAACCACCGAGCGCTGGGCAAGGTGGCATGAGAGTTGCAAGGGATTCGTTATATGGGTTTACTAGTCTACCGATCTTCTAGACAATCGGCGTAATATTCGGCTTGCGCTATAGCATGCTCATAATACAACTCGTGTGCTGCGTCTGCAGCTATTTGATCAAGTTTTGACTCAATAGCATTTTGATCGGCTTGAGGCAACGACTGAAACAGAACTTCCTCATTGAGTAGATCGTCCCATATGACTAAATCGTCCCAATGGGCTTCGTCTTCGTTGTCTGATATAAGAGAGGCGTCAATGGACACGTCTCGCAAGTCACTCAAGACAATAGTTGTCAATGGCGGGTGGTATGGCTGGTATATTTTTGCGCCGCTCTCAGTTTCAATGTAGTGTCTCTTTGCGTCCGGATCAAATTTTCGTAAGATCATAATAGCTCCTTTGTTTGGTTCCAATTGGTATTAGAATAGCTTTTTGCGCCGTGGTACACAAGCCCAACATGATGATTTGAGCTCAATGCGAGCATATCGTCGTTTGACGCATCGATATATCCATTTTGAGTCAATTCGGCATGAGATGCAAATACCCGAGCATGTCTCATTTTGGGGTTAATATACTTGTCTTGCTTTCCTCCTTGGCTAAATATTAATTCAAAGTTGGCTGGTCGAACAGTTTCAAGACCAAGGGACTGCGCAACTTGTTTAGTATAAGCATAAAACGTCACGTCGGGAAACGCTCGAGCTATATGATACCATAACAGCTGATATTGAGCAGAATAGAAGTCTCCCGAATCATGGATGCGTAACACAAGCCTTCGACCGCGTTTGGTAGCCTTTGCCAACAGTGATTCAATCTCGGCGCCTAGGACCAATGCGGCATCATCTTGACGCGTGACGGCTAGCCGCGCCTCATATGCCTGCGAAACATTCGACCACGCATAAGCGCCTTGACGTGCATAACAGCCTTTAACACAAGACGCCGCATTGGGACAAGTCTTGAGTCCTGTAGTGGACATAAAAGCTGGAATACCAAAGTTGTACAGATCAATCTCGTGAGCATCTGCAGTTTTACGCATTTTGGCGTTTTGGCTAAACAGTTTCACTTGGCACCTCTTTTTGCTTTGGTTGACTTTTTTGCTTTTTTCCATTTTTTCCAATTCAGTATTTTGCCCGTATATGGGTCTATATCAAGCATAACATAATCACCATAATGCTCGCCGGGCATAAAACTCGGGACATAACCATCATATGCTCTATATACCTCTCCGGTTTTACTGTATATCGTATGGCTATACATATCACTACATTTTGCGCTGATTTGCAGGACGGTTTGTTTTCCAATATATCGGCTCATGAGAATACCTCCATTGCAGTGTCCCAAAGGGACTGGTTTAGTTGAGTAGATCGACCAATTGACTTAATACCACGCGCATTCTTTATGTTGCCTTTGTCAAGAGGCGCATTCGGATCAAAATATCGAAAGCCGCGTCGCATGATCATTTCTTGCCAAACATTGAACACGGTCCACGCGTCGCTTGTAACATCTTCGGATCTAATAATGCTCGGAACGGTTAACAATTGGGCGCCTGGAGACTCAACGCGTAACTCAAAGGCTCGCTTACTGAATTCGATTCGTTCGGCGCTTGTGGTTTGTCTCAATTGTAAGCGCTGGACTTCCGATACTAGCTTGGGCACCGAAGCGCAAACTTGATCTGCAGATGCCACGAGTTTGGTCCTCACATCACCAACATGTCTTATGGATGCGCCGCCGAGACCGGTGCCAGCTATCAGTCCATTAGCACAAGCAAATCTATATACTCCGAGCATTAAATTAATCGAACTTGAGCCGTCGTATGAATTAATTATAACCAAGTCCGGTCTTGAATTGACTAACGCCGATTCAAAATCGGGGTGACTAAATCGCATCAGGTGACGCTGATACCCTTCGGACGTCTGTTGTCTCACCTTGACTGCGTTTGAGCTCTTGAGCTGAAACCCTTTAGTCTCAAGTAAAGACACAATTTCGCCTGTTGCCAGTGGTGTATATCGTTCGCTCATGTTGAGACCGTTAGTTTGAGTTAGTAATAGTGGATTCATTTAACACTCCTCAGTTTAATAGTTGTCTCGTTGACAACGGGTTTAGTTTCATTTAAGACTCTGATAAGACCGCGCTCATTTTGGGACAATGTTTGTAACCAATGTCCTAAAGATTCGGCGCGTGCTATATTCAACGTCCAGCCTTGCAACGACGGCTCGTATCGTTCATAGTATATCAAGTTCATAATGCCATGCCTAGAGATAGTAACATTGTGGCATAAATGAACAGTGCGAATCTGATGTCTATTTGATTCGTTTCGACGCGTCTGTACAATCGTTTTTTATAACCCATTTTGTCTTGACTTGAGTCGCATCACCATGATACGGTCAAATCATCTCCGTTATGTACTTGTAGTGCATCGATCATGCCGAGTGTGATTTCGCAGGGTTAACGTGTCTCGTTTTGATAACTGTCGATTTTTTGGTGACTCACTGTGAGATTCCTCAATGATTTCAACGTGTCAAACTTATGATCGGTGTACAAACTATGAACATTGTATCATAATGAGACAACGGGGCTATGGATAACAGTAAGTCAGACCAAAAGCAGTCCCGGATGTTTTTGGGAAATATACGTTTGAAATCAAAAACTGGAAATTGAATTTGACTTTTAGAATTCCAAATCGGGAATCGTCAGTCAGAAGTCGTCGGACTTTTTGCCTCCGGAAGACATTAGGTCTGTGTCAAACTGCGCAATTTCGGGCTCCAGAGTATACGGTAATTCGCTATACGCTCCAGAAGCTAATTCCGCGTTAAGCTTTATGAGCGCTGCAGGACTATTTAAACCATGTGGGGACGTGTTATTCCATTGGAATGCGTCGGTCTCTATGCGCTTGATGAGCAAATGAAGGCGCCGAAGCTTCATCGGGAACTCTGGATGAAGTTTGTATTGATGGCGATTTATTTTAGGCAAAATGTCGCGATATGATAAACCTTCACAAAAGTATTCAAAGATCTTTTTGTACCATTTGTCAGACCATCTGTGGCACCTGAGATAGTTTGTCATGATGCGGTAGTATTCGGCGTTTCCCGGGTTAAGTGACATTTTTTGGGCAGCAAGGGATGCTGAGCGCTTAAGCATTTGGCTGTTTTGGGCGGCACCTGTTAGCCCCGGACGATGCTCAATGTCGTCAAAACCGTCGTCTTTTAGCTTTTTGTACCATTTGGCTTGTAGTTTTTCGAACTTTAGCTGCTCTTTTGATTTAATGGCGCCTGTTTGCAAATTTCGTACATTTTTGGGCTTGGTAGTCATTTAATGTCCTTATGATAAATCATGGTGCTGGGGCTCAGTATGCACTAACTATGCCAACAAAGTCTACTTTAATTGTTTCTTTTTGCGATTTTTGTGTTATGATGACTGTATGACACGGCTAATAATGCTTTTACTAATCAGTCAGACCTGGGCGCAGCCTTTTGGGACAGTAGAGCCACGGTTGCCAGCTGTGGCGCCAAAGCTAATCGCGCAGCCTTCTTTCCCTACTAATGTCCCAAAACTAAAAACGCGTCCTGACTTTCTTGCCGATGCCTCAAAGCTAAAAACGGAGCCTTCTTCTACTGCGGAAGTTCATTTGGTGCGGTTGGTGCACAAAATAGCCCTCCAACACAACATAGACCCAAAGTTGTTTGAAGCTATTATACGCCAGGAAAGTTCGTTTAAGGTTAATGCAATCAACCTTAGGTCTCAGGATTATGGATTGGGTCAGATTAATATACGCAATATACGCTCATTGGGGCTTGATAAGCATCGTTTGACAACAGATCCGACGTACAATTTGACACACTCGGCACTAATCTTGCAGCGTATACAGCGTCTATATGCACACGAAGACCAATGGTGGTGTAGGTATAATGTTGGTTACGGTTCGTTGAGCAGCAAGCGCATAAAACGTTGCATGCACTATGCGGCTATGGTAAAACGGTATATGCCACCAAATCAACTTGTGACTTTGAGAGACTAGGCGACTCATTGTAACCCGGGGGGACTAAATGACTAACGCAGAATTTGAGCAAATCATAGCAGAGCACGCCAAATGGTTAGCCAATAAAGACCAAGGTAGACCGGCATATGTTCGCGGGCAAGATTTGACTAGATGCCGATTTTGCAAGGTGTATATGCCAAAAGCGGATCTAGTAGGATGTAAGTTAACAAGAGTATATTTAGCAGAGGCAACCTTGTCTAATGGGCAGTTATACGGCTCAGACATGAGAGAAGTACAACTACACAAAACAAACCTATCAGGTGCAAACATGGCAAAGGTTGATTTGTCAGACGCTGCGTGCATAGAAACTGATTTTTCTAACACCACGCTAACTGGTGCTAACTTTACCAGGACGTTGCTTAATGATCTGATATTGGACCACAAAGAACCAAACTGGAACCCGGGAACAATTAAGCTTGTAAGTCGGAGGCTCCCCGGGGGTATGTATCTTTTGCCAAACGGATTGGTTCATTGGAACACCGAGGCAAAAACAGTCGCAGAATGGTATTTGAGCTATGAATTGTATGCTGACAAGTGGCGCCTAAACACTTTAGACCTCAAAGAAAGTTTGCTAGAAGCTATGAAGCTAGTAATAGAACGAAAGGCAATCTCCAATGAGCAATAACCAGCAAGCAGCCAATGAATCAGTACATGCAAAACTTAGACAATCTATTATAACTTTGTTAGGTCGCGAACCGTTTTATGCACATTTTGTCCTTGGATGCAAGGTTAAATTAACAGACCGAGAATGTCCGACCATGGGGGTTTCAGTTTCTCAAGGTGTGGCGCAACTATGGATTAATCGGGCATATGCCGACTCGCTGACTCAGACAGAATTTACGGCGACAATAAAACATGAAATGATGCATTTGTTGTTAGATCATTGTAACGACACGGGGGCAATGTCTGCAGAAAATCGAATGACAGTTAATATTGCAATGGATTTGGCGATTAACCAGCACATTGTGGGGCTTGATGACAATGGTATAACCTTGGACAAATGCGAGCAGTCATTGGGGCGTAAGTTAGAACCGTTGCAAACATGGGATTATTACTATGCACAATTTCAACCGCACGTGGACAAGTTGGCAGCAAGTGGCATAAAACCTCACGGAGATCATGACAAATGGGAGCCATTAGATGCGTTTGAGCGTGCAGCACTTAAGCAGTTGGCGCACAAAGCGGCACGTGCGGCGGCTGGCAATGTACCAGCGTACTTGGAAAAGTTTATTGCACCTGATGGACCTGCTACGCTACCATGGAAACAGCTTTTGCGTAACATTGTCCTAAGTCAACGAATCACAACGCGCAAAGTGAGCTATAAACGCATTAACAGACGGTTTAAATTACCAGTGCCAGGGGTAGTCAAAGAACGGACATTTAAGCTTGGCGTATGTGTTGATTCATCTGGATCAGTGAATGACAAAATGTTTACAGACTTTTTTAACGAAATCAAGCAGCTTCACAAAATGAATATTGATCTGTTTATAGTAGACGCAGATTCGGAAGTTCAAAACGCCAAATGGGTCAAAAGTGGGGCTAAATTCGAGGCTAAACGTTATGGCAACGGCGGCACAGCCTACGGACCGGCACTAGCCAGATGCGACCAGGAACAGGTAGACATGATTTTGTACTTCGGTGACATGGACTCGGCTGACGAACCCCTGAAGCCAAGGGCGCCCGTCGTATGGGTTGTAGCAGGTGGTGGAGAACCGCCGGTGGGTTTTGGGCGCGTTTTGCGTTTGGCGCCTTAGAACAAAGGATGACATCGTGCGCAAAAAACCATTTGAAGTTTACTTGTACCAAAATCGTTGTGGAAAACATGAGGATGCACGGTATTTGCAAAATGTCTGGACTGATCTGGCACAAAGCCTTTGTATAACATGCTGGAGAATAGAGAGAAAAATCGAAAAACGTCGAAAAATATTTTTAATGCGCCAACTTTCGTGGGAGAGGGCAATTAGGGCTATAATGAACAGTAGATAGAGCGAAGCTTTTGCGAGGAAGAAAGGTCGCCGCGATTAGCTTTAAAGTCCATTGTGCGCAAGATCAGATAGCGTATAATTGACATAGGAAGCTAAAAACGGTAGACCTTTGCTGAAGACCACACGATAAAATTTGACATTACGCATTCATTGAGCTAGTCTACCAAAGGAGGCTCAAATGATGCAAAATCCAATAGATGAACTTGAAACATGTGGTTACCCATCGAGCAAGCTTGAACGTCACACGGCGTCGTTACTGGCAGAAAATTTTGCGGCAGCCTCGTTGGCTTACCAAGGTAATTTGGCAGAATTTGAATCATCTATATCTATTTTTGTGCATAATCAGGCATACGCGGACACTGAGCTAAACAGTCTAGATATACGCATTGTTTTGCTGCTCACGTTGAACGAATTGCTAATGATGCAGTCGCGGCGGCGTCAGGCTATATTGGCGGCTACACGTCAAGACATACTAGAAAAGATGAATGTGTTTGCATTAAGCGAATTTGATGATTATTCAGATTTGGTCGCTTCGGCTTATCGTGCTTTGTAACTTTGGATCATGTGGGTGCTAAATGACGAGGAAACCATGGAGACCTTGGTATTTAGTTGAAACAGTGGGGCAGCCTATATACAGTATATTTTACAATTGGGCGATGCTAATGGATATCTCAGATTTTATGCCTTTAGACCCTCCTAGGACACCAAATGATTAAACGACCCTGGACCGATCATACGCACCAATGGTATTTTAATGTGATTAGGAAAAATACATCGTTTAATGATCTATTAGGTAGACGCAACAAATGGCTTTTTTGTGTTTTAGGATATTTTGGTCATCCGACAGCTTTTATGTAAAGGAGAGCTAAATGATTAGGAAATGCTGGATCAGGGCAGTATGGTTATCGGGGTTTTACGACTCAAATATTGAGATGCAACCAATGTTTGTCATTTGGTGGTATTGGAGAGGCATTGTGCGCCTTGAGCAACAAGCGCTAACTAGGCAAATGGGGACTAAATGATCAGGAAATGCTGGATCAGTGCAGGATGGTTACCGAAGTTTCACAACTCAAATATTAAGATGCAACCAATGTTTACCATTTGGTGGTATTGGAGGGGCATTGTGCGCCTTGATGTTTATGGGCAAACGAGGACTAAATGACTAAGGTTAGACGTCCGTTGCTTTTGGTGCCTAAACATTCGGTGCGTTCCATGCTTCTGAATGACCAGTATGCTAATTTGTTTTATGGTGAATATTGTGATTGGCGGGACGTTATAGAAATATATTTAGGCGTAAAAACCCATGGTGAATGGCATTTTGGGTAAACGAGGCATTTTGGGCAAACGAGGACTAAATGATTAGGCGACCGTTTTTTACAAGATATGGATTACCGGTTGGAGGGAGAGTGCGGCAACCTATGTACACGTTGCGCAATAGGTGGGGGCAAACTTTGTACCGATGGAGTCCAAATGATTAGAAAGCCATTTGCTGCCTATTACTATAAAGGAGCAAACTCCGCAAATCATCCTATTTATTTACTATGGAAGATTCGTTTTGATCATAGAGTGTACCAATGGGCGGCTAATGATTTTTGGCAAAGGATGGTTAAATGATAAAGGAACCGTGGATAAACAAATTGTATTCAGAATTGTGGCAACAGCGCAACCTCTGGAGAACGTCAGTGCCAAAAATATCATTCAATTATACGTGGGAAATAGTCGTCGTTAGGTGTTTTGTTGACCAGGGCATCATATGACGAGAAAAACATGGACTCTTTATGGCACAATAACATATGAAGTCAAAGTTGACCTGCTTAACCTGTTATGGACAGAAGCTTGCATATTATATTTTAGTTATCAGAGCTTCGAGGTCATCAAATGATTTTGGGCAAACGAGGCATTTTGGGCAAACGAGGCATTTTGGGCAAACGAGGCATTTTGGGCAAACGGAGCATCAGATGAATTTACAGTTTTACCGTGAACCGTGGTGGTCAGTTGAGACCCGTGACCTGGCTATGCGTATGCCACAATTGAAACCTAAAATAGAAAGCTATTGGCTATGGGAAGCAGTTATTAGAGTTTATTTTAAGTTTTATGCAAATAAGGATTAGCAGTGAGACAACCATTTCGGGCAATCAACATAACAGGACTTCACTTGCGACAGATAATATATTACACATGGCGCTTGCATTGGCGAAGTGTTTTGCACCAATGGGGACTAAATAACTTTGGGCAAACGAGGACTAAATGATTAGGCAACCTTGGGGAAATGATTGGAAACTTAGAGAATGGACATTACCTAGCCTACCGATTGAACTGAACGCGTCATCCGCGAGAAGATTTCGGTTACAACGGCGGTGGAAGTCTGCGGTGCTTAGGTATTACTATAACATAGACTTTAGACAACCGAGGACCAAATGAAACAGGCATGGGTAGTACATCGGGAATATCGTAACGGATAGATAGGTCCCGAGGATGCGATTGTTACACAGCGCTGGATGTGGCGTTTGATTTTGTTGTGGCGGTTTATTTTAAGCACACGCGGTTATTAACAGTCATGGGGGAGTTAAATGATTAGACGACCTTTTGGGGTAAGTTGGCACCTCGTGTTTGGTTTGCCTCTTGACATAGGAAAATCAGCGGCAGACCGAAATTGGCTAAGACGAAAACTAGCTGGTATAGTTCGTTTGACATTTCAAGGTCATGTTTAATAATTTTAGGCAAACGGGCATTAAATGATTAGGCAACCTTATAGCTATGGGTGGGTGATTTGGGGGCGGGCAGTGATAAAAACGCGTATTGTAACTGTTGTATCGTCTGAATGGTACTGGGAACTTATAATTCGGGCTGGGCTATATTGAACAGTTGCACAGAGCGGAGCCCTTGCGATGGGAAGGGGTCACCGCGATTAGCTTTGAGCTCCATTGTACGCTAGATCAGATAGCGTATAATCGATCTGAGGTCGGGCAGTCATAATGAGCGCCACACGAAACAAAATGTTGACTTTTTTACTGTTACGCTTTAATTTAAGGGTTAACAAACCAAAGGAGATCAAATGTCCGAACAGAACGATGCAATCTATTCAACAGAACCTTTAGACGCCGCAAAGGTCGCAGAAACAGTAAAAGCGGTTTATGCCCATAATGGCAAAAAAATGCCACAAATCGTAATAGCATCAGATGTTTTTGATGGGGTACTAAAGGCGGCACAGTATTCCTATGATAAACAAGATGTAACAGTAGATCAGATAGTTTCAATGGTAGGATATATGCATCTGGGTAATTTTGATAAACAGTACGTAGAAAGTTACATCGAAACGCCAGAACATATGGAGCGTATTAAGCTCATGAGATCTACAGTGGATAATTTGGGTTTTTTCTGGTGCTTTGATGATCTGTGTATAGTTAGCGAACGCCCTGAGAAAATTGTATACGGTCCGTATGGCGACGTGGGAAGCCCTGATGAGCCAGCGATCAAATGGAAGTCCGGACGTTCGGTTGTCATTGTGGATAATTTTGTTTACTCATCGCTTGCGGATTATTGGTTGCAACGTTCGGCTCCGGCAGCAGACTAGGCGATTTTATGCCCCGGGGGATCATATGATTAGACAGCCATTTATCAGAATAAATTCTTCCGGGTGGGAGTTGACTCCAACGAGTTTTGTCATACAAAACGTCGAACTTAGATTAACATGGATTAGGATCATTAAGTCATATTGGGCATTACACGATTTGGGGCATTTGTGAATCATATGATTAGGCGCCCCTATGACACTGATTGGTTTATTGTCATCAGGTCTTATTATGGCATCTGGTAATTATTAACAGTAAGAGAAAAGAGGCTAGCGTTTTTTGTTTATAGGATCTGTTATACGCAAGATCAAATAGCATATAGCGTAGATGGAGTCGGGCAGTCATAATGAGCGTAAAAAGAAAAAAGTTGTAGACTTTAAGCCCAATTTGTCATAAAGTTAAAAAGGTCATAAAGAGTCATAAAAGCACAAGATGTGCGTTATACACCAGGACGGTCAAACGGAGGTATAATGAACATCAGTACATTTAAGCGCACTTTGCCAGTTTTGCTCAGGAATAACATTGTCCCGTTTGTCTGGGGCGCCCAAGGAATCGGAAAAAGTCAATCAGTTGAACAGGTAGCTCGTGACCAGGACATGGGGTTTGTACACTTGCATCTTGCGACCCAGGAAGTCGGGGATTTGGTGGGATTGCTCGTTCAGCAGCCTGATGGTACGGTGGCTCATGCAAGACCTGAATGGTTACCTACAGGCGGCAGGGGTATTATTTTTCTGGACGAATTGAATCGTGCAGCGCCCGACGTGATTCAGGCGATGTTTAGTTTTATCACCAGCAAAACAATTCATAGACACAGGCTGCCCGCCGGATGGTCTATAGTAGCAGCAGGGAACCATGGAGATTCGTTTACCGTCACGGATACATCAGATGCTGCCTGGATGTCCCGATTTTGTCATTTGACCTTAGAACCTGATACGGCTGAATTTGTGACTTACCTTGAATCCCGTGGGTTTTTGGGTGTTGCAGATTTTGTGCGCGTACATCCAGAATTGACGAGTAAACGCGGATCCAAAGTGGACATAACGATAACGCCGGACAATCGATCATATGACACCATGATTGGACCCCTAGAACGCGAAGAACTGTCAGAAGAAGTGCGGTTTGAGCTTTATGAAGGCATTTTGGGCGCCACAGCGGCTATAAGCTTTATGAACTTCCGGCGTGCCGAAACAAAGCGTCTAAAGCTTGCGACAATTTTAACCAAACCGGAAGAAGCCCGAAAACTGTTAAACGAGCTTGAAACGGACACAGTCAGGTTTGATCTGATGGCAGCCCCGATTGACGAGTTAGTTGCTAAATTGACGTCAAATCCAGCGTTTTTGGAAACTGAGGGGTATGTGGCAAATTTAGCCCAGTATTTGCAGATTGTGCCGTTAGAGCTACTTGGACAAACGGTGAAAAAACTTGGTACAGTAGCCTTTAGCCACAAGATGGATTTACTGAACATGCCAGCCTTGGTGGATCGTTTTCGGTCAAATTTAGCCAAAAACGACAAAAAGTGACGTTTTTTGTCAGATATATGGCTGTATGGGACTGGTATACGGTGGACGTAGTTCCGCAGGGTTAGAGGGGGATATATGACTATGCCAGATGTCGAACTTTTTGACAGTACGCGTCTAAGTGTTTGATATCTGTTATAGTATTTATATATATTTCTCTTTAAAGAAAAAAAAGTTAGTATGTATTATCTTATTTCTTATTAGGGGAGTTTTCTTTTTTGCATTTTAGTCGGTATACCTGTACTATTGATGTTAATTGGATGTGAACAATGACTCAGGACAAAGTTTTTGCGCTGCTCTTTGCCGATAATGATTATATCTGTTATGGCGACGAGTTTGCGACCAAGGTTCGTCCGATGCCGTCTAAAAGCCTCCAGGAGCCGTTTTACTGCATCAACCCGTTAGATCCACTGGTTGACTATGTCAAATCGCCTGACGGGGCTATTAAGCCGTTTAGGAACGGCGGACGCCGGTCTGATCTAAATGTGACCAAACTGCGCAACTTTCTGTTTGAGATAGACTCGATGCCTTTGGCGAACCAGTTAGCAATTTTTGAACAGCTGAAGCCTTATGTGGCGTCCATCGTGTTTAGTGGCGGAAAGTCCTATCATGCCATTGTGTCACTTGTTGAGCCCCTTGAGGGTTCGCATACGACCGAAGGCGTTCAACGCTACAAAGATGTGTGGCATGGCTTGGCTACAGCATTCGAGCGGATTGTAGGAGTGCCCGAACTGTTTGACCGGGCGTGCCAGAACCCTTCGAGGCTTTCTAGGACGCCTGGTGGCATGCGAGATCAAGTGGAGCAGTCGATTGTCTATATTGGGTCTATGCTCCAGACTAGTCAGCTGAGCCAATTGGTAGCATTAGACCGTGTGGGATTAAGGCGCCAAACGGTGCATGCGACTTACGACACTGAGCCATTAGACGAACAAGAGACCCTCAAACGAATGCCGTCAGAGCTTCATTATCAGCTGAAATACCCATCATACTGGTCATCCGGCATGGGGCATGGTAATTACCCTGAAATATTTAGATTATGTCTATGGCTGATTGACTCTACTGGTGCAAACAGGCAGTTGGTTCATCAGATATTTAATCGATTGACAGTTGACCATTTGGTCCAAAACGGGTATCCTAGGGAGCGTATCAGTAAGGCTATCGAAGACGCATGTAACTTTAAGGAGCTTGTGTGACTCCAACGCCATCATTATCATCGATTGTTTCAACCATCAAGGATCGGACCAAGACCCTTATCCGTATGGGAGTGCCTCAGGCAGACATCATCAGTAAAATGCGGTCGGCTTTTGGTGATCAGCTAGATTCTAATGATATTCAGTCTATTGTTTTTGAACAAGTTAACAACTTTCCTAATTATGACTTTATACAACAAATAATGCGGTCCAAGATAGTTCAGGAGATTAACAGTAAAACAGACTATCTGATAGATCCTCGAACCCGCAAAGCCGAAATAGTGACCAAAGAACGTATTAAAGACGTGTTGCATCCAAAACTTGATATATCAGATAAATATATTGTGTGCCGATTCAAATATGATCCGTTTAGACCACAACAAATTTACAAAGATCCAAATGGCAACTGGTTTTATAACTTGTATCAGCCTCCCGTATGGCAAGAAGAGTATTTTTATAGCGATGGTTCGGTGCCCATTGAGCCCGAGACTGAGTTGCCAGAGATATATGACAGATTTTTTACCCATTTGGTGGCAGGGGATGCTGCGAGCTACCAATATACATTAGACTGGATGGCTAACGCGCTGCAAAAACGAAACTTTTGTATTCTGACGACAATTGGTGTTCCTGGGGCGGGCAAAGGCACTTTGGGCGAGATAATGAAAAACGTAGTGGGCGAATCAAACTTTATCGAAACAGGAAACCGAATCCTGGCAGAACGGTTTAATTCTCAGATCAAGCATCGCCGTATAGTGTCGTGTGACGAATTTAGCGTTAAGGACCAAAAGGAAGAAGAACGCCTGAAGGTGCTGGTGAATAACTTTCTGGAGATCGAAGCCAAGGGTAAAGATGCCGAAGTAATTAACAATCATGCATCCTTTTACTTCAGCAGCAACAACATGGACTCGTTGCGACTACCCAGTGATGACCGTCGGTTTAGCATCGTAAATTTAACTGATCAACGACTTACCACAGTGTTTGATGTGAAAGAGATCAAAGCTCTAACTGACAAGGATAACATCGAGAAACTTGCGCGGTATTTGTACTATAGACCTATCGATGACGACAAGATGCTACAAGTATTTAAGTCGGATAGAACAGAAGAGGTCCGGGCTGCGACTTTGTTTGCATGGCATGATTGGTTCCTAGATGAGTTTGCTCCGCAGAATGCCGGCAAGCGCCTAAAGGTCCAAGAAGTATCAGACTTGGTTGAAATGCAATTCGGCTCGAAAGTTAAACCGGGTCGAGGTGCCTTGCAGAAACTAGAAAAAATGTATCCCAGTAAGTTCAAAATACGTAAACCATTGGTGGACGGGCGCCAAGTATGGTGCGTTGAATTTCCTCAAGTGGATCCGGCGAGCCCTGAATGATATACTGACTGAACGCTAATTAACCAAAGGATGGTTATGTTAATCAACGGAGTGAACCACTGTACCAACAGTGAGTACCATGCTGATAAAAAGTATCTTAGTTCGTCTAATCTAAAGACCTTGTTGAAAAATCCTCAGCAGTTCTACGAGGAAAAAGTCCTAGGGATCAAAGAAGCTTCAGTTGGTAATCATTTTGACGAGGGTTCGTTGACTCATTCGTACATCCTTGAGCCCCAACAAGTCCCCAAGGAGTACGCATTTTACCCCGGAATGCGCAAAAGCGGCGAAGACTTTATACTGTTTAAGGAAGCCAACAAAGGCAAAATGGTTATCAGTCGCCCACAGGCAGTTCGGGTAGCTCAGTATGTTGAGGCGTACAAACGCAATCCCAAAGCGGTCTCGATGATCAAAAAAGGTCTGCCGGAACACACATTGTGCACCGAGCTAATGGGAGTGCCGGTCAAAGCACGCCTAGACTGGGCAAACATTGACGACGGCATAATCGTAGACGTAAAAACTACCGGAATGCCCGCCGATGTTGATAGTTTTAGACTTACAATATCAAACTTTTCATATGATCTATCAGCAGCACTTTATGCAATGGTAGCTCGTGAGGTTTACGGAAAACAATTTAGTTTTTACTTTTTGGTTATAGACAAAAAAAGCTTACTGTGTCATGTTTATAAAGCGTCTGATGCTACGATTGCTAAAGGCGAAGCGCAGGTCATAAAGGCGTTAAAGTTATATAAACAATGTGTAGAAAGCGGCAACTGGAAACTAGATCAGCCGCCAACAGAGGTCCCGGATGGTATTCTCGAAGTCTGAGGTCGAAGCAATTATCAATGTCCTGGAGGCTCTAATGGTGACTGATTTGACTGATCAGGAGCGTAATGTGCTCACAGGACTAATTGACAAATGGCGAAACCCACCAAAACCAAAAGGAGTATTACACTGATGGCAAAATCCCAACTTTCACTGGTTCCTATAGAGGCTTTAGAAGCATGTGCTGACGCGTTTGCTGACGGTAGCCGCAAATATGGGCGCAACTCATTTACTACAATGGATATCGAATGGAGTCAGTGTATTGATTCGTTACTGCGTCATGTTCATGCTTTTGCAAGTGGTGAAGATGTTGCGTCTGACAGCGGTGTCTCACATTTAGGACATGCAATGGCGCGTTGTGCTATGTTGATTTATTGGCAAAAATGGTCTGTTGGGACAGATAATCGTCGTTTGGTAGACCCCCCAGCATTAATTGAACAGTCATCTGATGTGCTAGATCAAATGATGAAAACTGTCAATTCGAGTCGATCCAATTAACAGATTACGATAAACTATAAAAGCTCAAAAGAGCATAACCGGGACAAAGTTCCCAAGGAGAAAAAGATGTCGCAAACAGCAGAAACAGCAAATACACGAGTATTTAAACAGGTGGGTATCGCAGCAGAAAACGCAAAGCCTATCAGATTTATTCGCCCCGGCGAACTAGCTTCCTCAGGAACAACTGGTTTGATTCTTGAAGGTGTTTATCTCGGTGCCGTTCCGAACCCAATGACTGAAAAAGACGACTACAAGTTTGAGACAGACAGTGAGATTCTTGTAATTAATGGCAACGGAAGCCTAAAGTACAAGTTGTCTCTAGTTAACATTGGAGACATTGTACAGGTGTCGTATCTTGGTAAAGAAAAAATAACCAAAGGTGCAAACGCCGGCAAGTCTGCCCATAGCTTCAACGTAGCAGTCGCCCAGTAATCACCAAAGCTCCTAGTATCAGCATCTAGATAAAACAATTAGTTGTCCCCGGTCGCCGTTCGGTGCCGGGGTTTTTTTAAGGATTATATGCTTATTACTAGTTATCCGGAGTTATTAAAGTTTCACAAATGGCTAGATTCGGTCGATGAGTTGGCATTTGACATAGAAACTTCACCGTGTGATCTGACCAAACCCGAACAGGCAGTAAACCCGCGTCATGGGCAGGTTATTGGTTTTGCTGTTTCTGATGGTCGTAACGCGTTCTATCTTGCGCACAAGCATTTAGTGAATAATGAGTTTGTAGACTACTTGACTAAAGCGCAGTGCGTTGCGGTTTTGTCCAAACTTAAAACTAAAAAACTTATAACTTTTAACGGTTCTTTTGACGTGAGATTCACTGATACGTATTTTGGTGTAGATCTGGCAAGGTCAATTTGGTCCGAGGCTCAGTTAGCACGTCATACAGCAAACGAAGAATCGGACTCCTGGAAAGGTTTGAAAGCCGAGGGTGTTTTGTTGTTCGGTTTGTCGGCGTCTGACGAGCAGGACCGTTTGACTGCCGAAATTGAAGCTGCCGGTGGCACTAAAGGTCATGTATGGCTTGGTTCGTTGCAAACGGTCGCTGAGTACGCCGAGCAAGACGTTAATCTGACCATCAAGGTAAATAAGCATTATGTAGATCAGTTGACCGCCGACGGGCTCGCAAAATTCTACTACGACGACGAGGTCATGCCATGCTATCGTTATGTAACTATTCCTTTGGAAGCTAACGGGATCGCGGTTGATCTAGAACTTATCAAAAGAACCCAAAGTGAAATGGCGTCAGACCTTGAGCGTCTAGATGCGGAGATCCGGAGTCAGATTGCACCCCACAGGACTAAATTTGATACATGGTGGAAAAACAAAGAATTCCCGGTGAAGCAAACTGGTCCTTTTGTGCAGCAGTTGGCTTGTCACTATGGGCTAGATCTGCCCCGAACACCGACTGGGAATTTCTCTCTTACTGCTAAAAATTTGGCGTCGTTGCCTGCTGACAGCGAATTTAGACTGTTCATGGAATCCAAAATCCAACTCCCGTCTGATGTAGTCCGTAAGGTGCAAGAAGCGCTCAACGGGTCCCAAGATCAATTTAATATTAACAGCAAACCACACTGGTCTAAAATATTCTTTGATGAGCTCAATGAGACCCCGTTGTCATATACTGAAAAGACTAAAAAACCCCAAATTGATGACACGTTTTTGAGCTCCGTGAGGGCAAAATACCCGTTTGTTCAACTTTTGCTAGATTACAATCGAATTACAAAGCTCAAAGGCACCTATGTAGATAGATATGCAATTGAGACTGACGGCGACAGATTTTACGCACGTTTTAGTCAGCATGTTACGACTACCGGACGAATGTCATCAGACTTGCAGCAACTACCAAAAAAAGTCGACCCAGAAGACGATAAGTCCACTGATTCACCACTGGTCAGAGATTACGTAAATAGGATTCGAGATTTCTTTGTAGCTCCAGAAGGCAAGGTGCTCGTGGGCGCTGATTATTCCGCTCTTGAAGTGGTTATTTTTGCAGATGATGCTGGTGATGACACGTTGTTAAACATGGTGCGGCAAAAATACGATCCGTATAGCCAAGGGGCAATAGATGTCTGGGGACTTACCGAGTACAGTGCGGACAAAAAAGCCCCAAACTTTCTGAAGACTCACAAGCCGCAGTTGCGTCAAGATTCAAAAGAATGGTTTTTGGGGCTACGTTACGGCATGGGTTCATATAAGCTCTCTCAGGTATTAGGAATCAGTGAGAAAGAAGCCGAAGGCATTAGTAAACGGTATTTTGCGGCGTACCCAAAGCTCAGAGCGCGAATGGATTCTATTTTGGACAGCGCGCAGTCTCTGGGCTATGTAGACTCAAAAGGTGGTCGTAGACGCCGAGTGCCGATGCTAGCTAAACTGCACAAGGTACACTCGCGGGACTTTCAGAACTCACTGAGACTCTGGGAAAAATACAGCGACAACCCCAAAGTGTATGACGAAATGAAGTACCTAAAACGCCAATACTGGGGGATGGTTAACACGGTGCTAAATTTCCCGATTCAGTCGATGGCAGCTTCGGTCGTTACGCGAGCATCTGTGGAACTATCGCGGCAAATTGCGCAACAAGGGCTCAAGGCTAGACTGGTCATGACGGTCCATGACGAATTGTGCCTCGAAGCCGACGCAGATCAGGCGGACCTAGTGTCTAAGGTCATGAAGGATATAATGGAGAACACTGTACAGTTGTCGGTTCCGTTAACAGCAGTCCCGGTTGTTGGCAAGCGTTACGGTGACCTTAAATAATTTGTTGACTTTATACCCCTGGGGGCATATTCTGCCCTAGGGGTTTTATGCTAGAACTTTTTGTGCTAACCGTGTGCCTCAAAACGACCACAACTGCTTGCGAGAACTCTGCCGTAGCCTACTATGAACAATCAGGCATACAGCGCATTGTGACTCAGAAAACTCAACATTTTGCCGGCGAATATCCCCTTATGTCTACGGTGGTCGCTGTGGGGGCTACTGCCGCCAACGGGACGGCTGTTTTGCCGGTTGGCGCCGGAAAGTCATTGACATTTGATAGCAAACAAACTATGATAGGCTATAAGTGGGGTTTTTAGCATGCGAAACTATATGCTCGCTATGTTTGGGTTTTGTCTTGTAGCGCTGTTGTCAACTTGCGCCAAAGCATGTCCGGAACAGCTGTCAATTGAAACTAATAAACCCGTTGCGAGGCTCGAAGTCCCAGAATGTGTTTTTGCAGTGATCCTGCCAAGCCAGATTTACGTCAGGGGTGCCACTGGAACCTTAGACATTGTAACGCCGACGTCGCATTATGAGTTCATGGCGACACAACAGGGTTATAAGCTAACGACGCTCATTTTGCAATCGGGCATTCGAGTGCCGATTGATGAACAGGTTAGCCTTTTGGGGCTTGGTGGTTCGACTATTGATATTGTTAGTCCCGTGAAGTTCAAATTGACAATGGAGGCTAGATGAAACCGCTAGATGCTTTGGTGTCCGTGTTGTCTCTTTTGTTACTAGTAATATTACTGATAATCGGAGTAGCAACCGTGGTAACAGATCTTTTTATGTTTGTAAACCGTTAGGAGCCTAAATGCGGGCAATAAATTATGCTTCTTTGATCTTTTTTGCTGTTTTACTGATGATTTTGACTTTAACCGATATAGCATCATCGGACGTAAACTATGTGCGCGTAACATCAGAACAGAAAATAAAGGTGATGATTTTGGACACCGGCGTCGACATTAGTCATATGGCGCTCAAAGGCAAATCAATCCCGTGTGTAACAGTAGAGTCATGCAAAGATTCTATTGGGCACGGCACATCAGTAGCGTCGTTAATCGTAAATGGCGAATTAGCATTGCGCAACAATAAGCTTGCGATGCTCAGCCCGGTATGTGACAGAGTCGAAATAACTAGCTGCAAAATATTTGGTCCGACTTATAGTCTCTCGGGGTTCGCCGAATGTATGAAAGTCGCAATCGGTCAAAACTTTGATTACATAAACTATTCCTTAAATGGTGATGATTTTTTGACTTTGGAATATTCGTTGTTTTCAGCATTTCATGGTACTGTGGTAGTAGCTGCTGGCAACGAAGGGCGTGATCTGGCGCAAGAGCCTACATTTCCGGCTATGTTTAACTCGTTAGGTCTTTTTGCGCGTTACAAGCACTACAAACCACTAAAAAACATCGTATCAGTAGGTGCTATGACACGAGAAAACACTCGCTGGGTCAAGTCAAATTATGGTCCTGTGACTGCGTGGCGTTTGGGTGCCGGGGTCATTACGGCAGGTTCGGGGAATAAAGTTATACGAGGTTCCGGGACTAGCTTTGCGGCACCGATTTACCTTAATGAACTACTGACCAAAAGATGTGCACAATGATAAGGGGCATCAAATGAGACCGTATGCCAAAGGTGATTTAGTGATAGCATCAAGCCCAATGGGCGCAGTTGGTAAGTTGTTCAGAGTCGTAGTACATGACTGGACCCCAGATGGCTGCTTATGCGAAGAAGTTGGCGGCGACGGTTCGGCATGGTTTTTGCGTGAGTCTGACATGCAGCGTTCACTCCCGTTGTTTAACCCTGGTGTTATTCCATCAGGAGCATCAACGCCAATAATTGCTACAGCGCACAAATACTCTCCCGGGCAAAAGGTAGTTCATAAGACATCCGGGCAAAAGGCGGACATTCGCGGTCAATCGGGGTTCAATCATTTGGGTATACCGTTGTATAGAATAGAATACGACAACTACTGGTTTGGTTCAGATGTAGCCAGCGAGGCAGATTTAAACCTTATAGAGCCCGTTGAGAGACGATGGGGCGCTAAGTGCGAGTGTGGATCGGATTCTACCTATGGGGACACAGGATTTCATAGTCACTGGTGTCCTAAGTTCTCTGGGGACCCAAAATGAGTTTTACTTGGTTTTTACTGTTTTTTGTGTTACTGTTGTTTTATAAGGAGTCCTAATGGACGGTCATACGTTGTTTCAAATATTGTTTTTTATACTTGGTATGATGCTTGGTCGTATTATAGTTCGTATGTTGACAAAGGGGTCTAAATGACATTAGGTACTGCAGGAATCATTGTAGCCGTTATTGGCATACTGGTGCTACTATGGAACAAAATCAGCACCGCGCTAATGGGCGCAAAATCCGCCAAATTGAGCGCCGAATTAACTAAACTAAAGGAGTCCTCAAATGAACAAGTCGCTAAAGCTAGTGTGTCTGCTGCTAATTTTCGTGAGCGGTTGCGCCTCTACAGACAAAATCGCCCAAAAGGAGACTCCTGAGATAGTCGTATCGCGTAATTCGGTTGTTGAACTAAAAGCATCAAATAGCATCGAATGTGAGACGCTGCTCGACGAATGCGCGTTGGTCGTAGATGAGCAGGAAAAAGCAATCAAAGCCCAGCGCGAAGTTATTCTAAAACAAGACGAACTAATTGTGTCCAAAGACGAACAAATAGACAGCGAAGCAGCTGCCAAAAACCGTGCCACCGGTCTTGCAATTGGTAGTAGCTTTTGGGTCTTGTTGCTGTTATTGTTATGACCATTAGTGTAAGTGCGCCAGTGGCAAAGTGTGTAATTATACATACAATGCCAGTGGCAAAGTGTGTAATTATACGTACAAAGGACATCCTATGGGCGCAAAAATGCATGTATGGTATGACAAAAAATTCGACAAACTGTTTTTGATGCTGGTGTCGTCCAATTATCAGTATTATACAACACAGTATGTCTACATAGGTGAATATGAGTAATTATGTTATCCAGTTGACGCCCGGCACCATTTGGACCTGTAATGATTTTGCCGACAAGCGAATGGCAGGCTCGGTGTCTATGTATGTAGCTCGAGGCGAAAGTTCTATAAACAAAATACGCCAGGACATTGTGACTGGTGCGATGGCTGAGTTTGCCCTTTGGCATTATTTGAGTGATAAAGGTTTGGCGCCGTCTAAGCCCGATTTGACTATATATCCCCAGGGGCAAAAAAGCTTTGCGGCGGATTTGACAGTCGGGGACAAACATGTGCATGTGAAGGCTCAGACCATTGATGCCGCTAAGCGTTACGGAGCTTCGTGGCTGTTTCAAAAAACGGACAAAGTTATTTCGCTGCCGTCAGAAAATGCTTATATGGCTTTTTGTCTTGTCCGGGGCAATGAAGTTACCATAAAAGCTATTGTGTCTACCTTGGAACTGGCAGAATTCAACCTGTGGAAAAAGCCCAAAGTACCGAAGTATCAGACAACTAAAGTAGCTTTGTACCTACAGGATATATTAGACTCAAAAATAAACACATGGAGATTATAATGACTCAGGGACAAAAAAGCCCAAAGCGCAAAAGTACCAAAATGGTCAAAATGGTACGAATGTCAGGAATGCCAGTAGAACTCGCTGAGCGCGATCAGTACAAAGCCGAATGGACCCGTTTGTATGATAAAGCCCAGAAAATTTGTAAATTGGATATGCTACGACTGCAGAAACGTCTAGCAACTATTGAACGTGCGTTGAACAAAAAGTTTGCAACTATAGCCGATATAGCCCTGCCGACAACGTCTGCTCAATGGAAGGCATTACACGACCACTATGGACCTATAATGGTGAGGCTACATGCGACTACCGGTGAAGTTATTTTGGTAATATATGATCTAGAAGACCCAATGTTCGGCTAACTGCGGGCACTAAGCGAATCGTAATAACCATAAAGTTCTCTTCGCCCAGTCCAATCTTTTCTGATAGGCAACGTGTTACGTATTTGTCATTTATGTTCAAGTTGGGACAGCCATACGGAAATGCCGAAGTATGGTACTGATTATCGAACAGTAGGTCTACGATAGTTTTTTCGAAATTAGTCACATCTTGCGTCTGTGCACTCACTTCGTTCTTCTGAGTGTAGAATTTAGATGTTGGATAGATGACTAGTATGTCAACATGAACATGATTTTCTGACGCTTTGAACGCGTCGCGTAGTCTGGCTAGTTTTGACTGATTTTCCGAAGAACTCAATTGATTGAATATACCACTGGACCATTCGCGCCATTCTTGGGTCTTAATGTAGCCGCCTTTGTAATAAAGCGAATTGACCGAAAATGGCTTGGTGTGAAGGGCGAACGTTTCTTCCATAGTAGTCTATTTATGTTCTACCGTGGCAACTGAGAAACTGGAGTCCCCGGGGGAGCTAAGATTTTTCCATTTTTTTCTGCCAGACCTTGCCACCAAACGCAGGACCTAGAAAAGCTGCAATTAACCAGGCAACTTTTTCCGGATCTGCTTGATTTACCAGCGAGTACATGGCTACGCCAAAAGAAAACAGCACACACAAGAAAGACATAACGCGGATAGACGAAATGTCAGAAGAATCGCTAAATATATCACGTAAAAATTTTACCATTGTTACCTCAACGCCAAATAAGCTGCCAAAACACCAAGAGCTGCAAGTAGCCATCCAATAAATTTGAACACGCCGCGAACTTGCTCAACATGTTTTTCTACTGGTTCGAGTTTTTGTTCAAGTAATGTTGTGCGTCTAATGTGTTCTGCCAAACTAACATGTTGCAACGCCAGAGTCTTGTCAACGTTTGCCAGCGAGCGCTTAATTTGGTCTACATCTTTTACTAAACGTTTTGAGGTAAATTCATCCATTTAGGACTCCAAGATCATGACGGGACTTTGAGCCCACGGTTGCTAAGGACTTTTATTGCCTGTTTTAGTTGTGTGATTTGTTCGGGGGTTGGTACCGCCGGGATTGCTGCTAGAATTTGTCGCGCCTGTTCACGTGTCATAATGACTCCTAGTGTAAGTCTACCCATGAGCCGGCAGCGTAAACCTGCAGCTTATCAGTGGAAGAATTGTAGATTTGCATACCGTTTACGGCGGTGAGTGAATTGCGCTCGGTAGTTGTCATGCGAGCATTCAACAAGGCTTTAGTTACCCCACTTATCTCAAGACCTACCGACGAATTAGTTGGAGTCTCGCCTGTTCCGATTACTACCGCGCCCTCAAAATAGTTTTGTGGAGCATCAGTAATATGAACACCCCATGTTGTGATTCCGGGGTCTCCAAATGGCAGAGTAAACTCGTAGCCAATAAGTTTAGTAATAGTTGTTATGCCATTAGGAACAGCAACAGCACGGCAGAGAGACACTTGATCAATCGTGCCGCCGGTGCTCGTCGGATCTAGACTGATGGCAAAAGTCGCACCAGTCACCAAGTCAACGGAAGAACCGGTGTGCGTAGTTACGACGGCAGGAAGCGCCAGAGCGGCTACACCGACCAGATTTGTCGTAACTGTGCTATTGGCTCCAAATGTCATCAGGGCTGCAGTATTGACTCCGATGTAGTCTGCATTAGCAATAGTCGCATTAGCAGCCACAAATGGCGCTGTTACCAACGAATGTCCACTAGATGGAGTACCTCCGCCGTCGCTAAGAGACTCGGAGAAATAGGCATTTATTTCGCCGATGCTAAGGGCGCCGCTAAAGCTCAGCGAACCACCAATGTTGACATCGCCGTTTGTTGCAATAGCGACTTTAGATCCGCTAGAGGTCACATTGGACATGTCGATGTTTAAACCGGTAGCATTAACGTTTGTTGTAATGTTCGGATTTATGCCGATACCGGTAAAACTGTCAACATCGGTTACATTGGGACTAACTACAACACCTTGGAAAGATCCTGTGCCATAGGTTCCCCAGTTACCGAATATTCCGACACCTATTGAACCGGCGTTGCCCGTAAAGTTCGTAATGTTTGGATTAATTTGGAGTGCTTGGTAATTTCGATTGTTCTGAACAGATCCGAGGGTTGGTGATGCCGAGAATGACGTGTGGTAAGATTGCGCAACAGGGAAATTCGTAGCATCATAAAACGCAGTAACATACGCCGATGGGTCAATAACTACCGACGAATGCGCTGATGGCTGGAAACCGTAGCCTTGCATTGGACCGTTTACGGTAGCGTTTGCATTTAGTTGTCCAAACCCATAGGAGTAGCTAAAGCCTCGAATGCTAATTGGATCAGTGCCATTGCCTAGATCAAAACTGTTTGTCGTAAAAACCACTTCGCCAGTGTCGCCACTGCCATCATGATTAATAAAGTTACTGTGAATTTTGACCGCAGAGCCGTTGGTGCCTTGTGTGAACCCTGAATCGTTGTTATCTAGATTTACTTGATTAAAATGAAGATCATAGTTAGCATCAGGACTAGCCTGTAATGGTTCGATATTCAAACGGTTATAATTTATGCTCGAATAGGCATCGGCATTTGGTTGACGCGTCGGAGTAGCATCAATGGCGCCGCCACCACTTGTCATGTATAGATCAGTAGCTCCACCCATGACTCCGGCACTTACTTGTCTGATTAACTGATTGTTGTTGGCAGAAATCGCATCCTGTTTTAGATCAAGTGCTGACTGGGTCGCCGTTGACACGGGCTTATTGGCATCTGACACGTTATCAACGTTGCCTAACCCAATCGATGATTTAGTCAGAACTACAACACCGGTTAAACCGTTTACGCTGTCTACGGCTCCGGTGCCGCCGCCGCTCGGTGGAAGCTTAATGTATGCCATTTAGACTCCCTTAGCGTTGCAACGAGCAGATGTTACAGAACCGGTAGATGCGTTGCGAGTCCAGCGGACACGGACCCATCGGTAACCCGCGTTTTGAACATCGTATACCAGCGAATCTGCGCCAGAAACAATTGATGCCGAGCCGCCGATTTCAGTCCAGTTTGTGACTCCCGAGGCATCCCAGCCGCCAAGCTTTCGATCTTCGATACCCTTGTCATTAGAGCATTCGAGTGTAAAAGTACCATCTGGCGTACCAGTGTAGACCAATTGGATGCTGTAGTTTACTATATGACCTAGGAAAAAACCGTCGGTGACAAAACTTGCACCAAGTGACAATGGGGCTTCGGCGTTGTTTACGGTCAGGGAATCATTGGCTATTCGCATTTAGGACTCTTTCTGTCTATCGGTTATAGTAAGTATAAGTATTTATTTGTTCTTTTTGGCTTCTAAACGTTTCATGATTGAATCCAAATTAACCTTGTCTTTTCCAATATTTGTAATGAGCCCGACGTCCATGTCGTACTTTTTTGCCATAGAAACAGCATCGGGGTTGCCCTTGGCTACTTGAGTCAGAAATTTGACCCTAGATTCGGGACTAACTTTGGCAAAAGATGGATGATCTGAGAGCTTTTTGTACGCTAATGTCGTTTCTTGAAACAACTGATCCAGTGGGCGTGCTTCGACTACTTTTGTTTTACCAAATGGGTTTGGAGCGTCGTCTGCCATTTTGGCGACTGCCTTGAGTTCCTTGGGGGAAATTTTGTTAGCAATTTTGGCGATTTTGCCCTCGGGAAACACGTTTGAAACATCAAGAGCGTTTTCGGCGACTGCACCAAATATAGGTACTGCAGGGTTTTGTGTCGGATCAGCCAAGCGAGTCAATGAAGGATTGGATGCGCCCGTTGGAGACTGATACATGCGGTTAATAACGGCTGAAGCAACGTCGGTTCCGGTAGCACTAGAATGCTTTGTGCCCGAGGGGTCAAAAAACTCAGTAGCCTTATTGCGTAGTTCCTGATTTAGATCCTCGATTGGTTGCATCAATGAGTCATAGCCGGATTTCAACTGGTCTAATGGGTTTTGAGCTTGTTGAAACCGTGTGGCGGTTTTGTCCCCGAGAGACTGTGGGTCTGATTTTTGAGGCAAACTTGCAACGATGCGTTCGGCGCCGTCTTGTAGCCAGCCTTTTGATCCATTGTCAGCCATTTGGGCTCCTTGGGATTACTAGCTCAATATGAACCAGATCACGAAAACTAAAGTCGCGTCCAAGTCTTATTTCTATTCCCATTTTGTCAGCTAGACGTTCGGCAATTTCACACATCTGTTCAAATCTCGCAATATCGGACCAATCTACCGGATAAGGTGCGATGTCCACGGCTAACGATGGTGTCACGTTGTGTTTTGACTTTGGGAATTTTAGCTTACTTTTGCCCTCGGCGAATGCTTTGTTCTGATCTTGCTCGCCACGATGCCCGCATAGGACCATAATATCCATTTCGTCAAGTATTGCATGACACAATAGCTGCAGATCATCGTGGCAAGTTCGTAACCTTTCTAGACTTTTTGCGCCGAATTTTGCCATACTAAATTCCTACTTTGGTAATTTCGAATCGTTGATACTCGTTGATGGCGATGATTGCTAACGAGCCTCCGCTATTTTGAAATGCTTGAAGTTGTAGAGTATCTCCTTGATTACACTTTATGACTGTTGAACCACTAAGGTAATTACCATCACTGGAACCAACTTGTCGATCAAACAAGATATCTTGGGCTCCACCGTTTTTGCGTATCCGAAGCTCTCGAACACCAGTTGCGTTTGAGTTGAAAGAAATCATGCCGTTTAGACTATATGTACCAGCAATCGGAACAGTAAAAACACCAGTGCTGGCTACGAACGCTGCATGGGTATCTTGGAGTTCGGTCCAGTTTGTGACTGTTGTGTATGTATTGTTGGTAAATGATTGACCACTGACGTTATTTGCAATCACTGACACTAATTCGGTAGACGTTATGCTCGACGGACCTTGCACTTTTTCGACTTCAATAAAATTGCTTCCACCATCAGCTGTGGTGTTTACAGATGCACCGCTGTTTTGCAAAGCCGCCACTGATATATATTCGTTAGCATTTAAGTATATAGTCGTGGAACCGGTTACAACGGAACGCGCTGAAGCGACGCCAGTCTTAGCATCAAAATTTAATATCTGATATGGCGAAGTTGCCGCAACCCCATTTTTATACAGTATTAAGTAATGAGCTTCACCGATATTCCAAGAAGCTGCATCAATATCACAAGACGCATTTATTCTATAATACCCAGCTGTAGGCGCGGTATACTTCCAAGATGCTCCAGTAGTTACTGCACTGTGTGTATCGTACTGTTTAGTGCTATAGTCCATTATTACTTCAGTACTATTTGCTAACGACTGCGCCGTAGAACGATAATACCTAGCAACAGTAATCCGCTGATCTGCCTGGTCGGACATAAGTACGCTAGAAGACCAGCCGAGAATTGGAAGTTTAAATCTCAGATAAACAGTATCTCCAGAAGCAAAGGTAATTGGAGATGTACTGTTGACTGTTGAAACATCCACCTCTGAACCGGTCACTGACATGAATACAGCACCTATTGACACAGTGTCACTATATCTGACTTTACCCTGCCAAGTATTGCCACCACTAGAATCAAGTATCTGTAGTTCGCCTAAGTTATAATTTGTTGATGCTCCATAGGACATCTTGGCAGTATCTATTACATGCCCAGGATTTAAGTTAACAGCTAACGATGCCGAGGTAGGGGCACCTGACAATGTAATTTTTATATCGTATTCAGCAGAGTCACCGACTCGGCGCCATTTGCCGGCATAGGTTGTATTAGTAGACCAAGAGCCGGTGGGAACGTAAGATTGCCAGTCAGTCGCGGGCATACCAGCTTGGTATTCTGCAGGTCTAACTGCTAAATTGTCCACTTCAACGGTCCAGGCAGTAGAGCTGTTTACTGGGCAGAAAAACCCGAGCCGATAGGATGTGGAGTTTGAACTAGCCTGGAAAATTGCCCGATGACGTCCTGCGACCAGATCTGCCTTTAGTTGGTAACCCTCTGCTGGTTGGATTAGCACTGCGTTAGTAACATCGTACAACCATAAAACTAAGTCATTGTCAGCATAATTTGCCGAAGTCTTATAGCTAAACGAAACTTCCATTACCTGTGTTTGATCGCCGTTGTCAAGACTAAATGCGATCGCAGCACCTTCTCCCTGGGCATTTGCCGCCGCACGAGTAATCAGTAGATCAGCGGAGCCGTGAAGAGGTGACGATGTGTTTCGTGACACCGATATAGATGATGCCGTGCCGCCCGTTAGGTCAGTAGGCGTTGCCGAGGCGCCGTCGTCAAATGTTACAACCGAGGACACGTTTTGTTCAAAAAGCGCATCCGGCAATCGGTTATTGACTATTAATTTCGTGTTAGAACCAGAAAAAGCCATTAAATCCTCCACCAATCGGTGCCGTCGCAGATCAATTCCACTGCTTCATAGGCTCCGCTAACTGTTACTGAACTTGAGTTGTCTATATTTGCGCCGCCGCCAGCAATAGTGATGTTGTTGTTCATTGCGTTTCCATCAGCATCTTTGATCAGTACGCGAGTTTGCGTAGCAACAGCAGCCGGTAATGTAACAGTTATTGCAGCAGTATTAGTGCCAACAAGGTACATTACGCCCGCTGCGGCGCTGGTATTGCTTGTTATGGCGCTTGTTGTATACTCACCTTTTTTACTGTTTAGTTGAGTTTGAATAGATGATGTTACACCGCTGACATACCCAAGTTCGGTATCTGTTACGCTAGACGATACCATAACGCCAGAGGCATTAGAAACAACAGCTCTGTTGGCAGTTAGTGCAGCAAGTTTAGATAGCGAAATAGCAGCAGACGCCGAAACATCGCCATCTACAATTGAGGACGCTAGATTTAGTTTAGAATAGGCAATAGCAGCTGATGCCGATATATCACCGTTTACAATGGAAGTCGCCAGATTAAGTTTGCTATAGGCAATCGCAGCCGACGCCGATATGTCCCCGTTTACAATGGAGGTTGCTAAATTAAGCTTAGAATACCCAATGGCAGCAGTTGCCGAAATGTCAGCATCTACCAGTGAACCTGCTACAATGTCTGCAGTCAGCGAAGGTGTGCCGTCGACATATGTCAAACTTACTTTAGCGCTATTGGCAACCATAGCACCCACGGCGTCTTGGGCGCGTTCATCAGTAAAATAAAGGTTAGTTCCTTCGGCGATATCGCTGCTGGTCAACGACACAACACCAGTGTAACCGTTTACCGAAACTACTGAATTTGAGTTAACAGATTTTTGCCAGATAGATCCATCGTGCACTGCCCAATCACCGGCAGCAAACGTTATATTACCACTGCCCAAATTTTGCGTACCAGCAACACTAACAAGATAGACGTCGCCGGCATTGCCCGTACCATCGGCGAGCGTCGGAGTGTTAGTCGAAGCATCCCATACGCCCTTGAACTCCATGATTGAGTTGGGCAATTGGCTTACTGGGACTTTGCCGCCTGCGTCAAGTGTTGCTACACCGTTTGCGGCTGCTTTTTGTGTCAATGGTATCAGTAGACCATCGGCAGTATTCATTTGTTGATAGGTTACGGCGTGCATTGCCGATGAGGCATCTGCGCCGAGAGAAATTTGCCCCGAGTCGTTAACGGACGCTAAACTATTTTGGACTAGTTTGCCTGTAGTACCATCAAAACGTGCTATGGCGTTGTCGGTAGCGCTAGATGGACCAACTACCAAATTTGATAAATCTGATACTTCGTCAAAATTACCAGTAAACGGATTGAGTTTAAATGCCATAATTAGCTCTTTGTTACGCTAGACAGTTTATTGTTTACATCGTAGGCTAGAGTCAAAGTGGCGACTGTTGTGCCGCCGGATCCGCCTGTTTTGTAAGTGGCTGTTTCGATTTCACCGATCCCATTACCGACTGTTACGTATGTCAAACCAATATAATCATGTGCAAACGGCACCAATGATCCGGCAAGTCTAAGGTTTAATGTGTCCAATGTGCTGTCTACGGAGGCTAATGTTGCTTCGGTAGCAACCTTTGTGTCTATAGAGGCTACGGAAGTTGCAATGGCACCGGTGTCTGCTTCGATGGCTGTAGCCGACAGGGCAATTGAGCCCGTATCTGCTTCAATGGCGGTCGATGACGCGGCAATAGATCCAGTATCAGCTTCGATGGCTGTAGCCGACAAAGCAATCGAACCCGTGTCGGCATCGATTGTCGCCAAGAGTCCCGACTGGTTGTCTAGCTCACTGTTTATTGCAACAAGCTCAAGGTTTGTCGTAGTAAGTTTGGTGTCTGCCGAAGCGCTAGTGGTCTCGATGGCGTCCAAATGTGCTTCATTTAGCACCTGAGTAGCCTCTAAGGCTAGACCGGTAGTATCAATTTGTACGCGTGGATAGATAAAAGTTGCCATGTTAACCTCCCACCTGCTTGGCTACCAGGACTGCATCTAGCGACCCCGAACCAGAACTAAATGCATACTGCAGGCGAAGTTCCGAAAAAGGTAATTCATTGAACAGCAACTGATGTCCGCCGGAGTTTCCTGAAATGGCAATAACATCAAAATCCAGGGTGACCCAGCCAGAGTCCACGGGCTTAGCACCGGCTCTAAACGAACGTCCTTCGACAGTCACGGCGCCAACTGGGCTTGAACCAGACCAGGAAATAATAATAGAGGCTTTATCTAAATTTATGACATTAGTGACGTCTGAAGTGGCGTTTGCCGACATATCGGCTTCGTCAAACATCTTGTAGGGCATTACAACGTTTTTACGAGACATGGGGACTCCTTTTGGGTACGGTCTCGTGGACCTAGTTACTAGTATGTTTTTGTTCTAACTGTTACGTCTTTCTGCTATAGCCATTTATCAGCTAGTCCTGAATGCCGGCGCCCGCAGACTGCATTGGAGTTTCCGAGCGCTCAGCGCCTCCAAGTTCGCTTAGACCCTTTGCGCTTGGTTTTACAGCACTTGCCTGATTCATTTGGGCAGGCGTTTGACCTTGGGCTGCAAACTGCCCCTGAAGCATGGCTACGTGCGATGGCGCCAACGAAGCATCAACGGGTATATCAAGCAACACACCAATTTGGATTTTGCGACTATAGTCCAACTTTGGACGCTGAGACACATATACCAAGGCTTTTTGCTGAAGTTGACTATAGATCGATGGATAAACCGCCCTAAGGGCTTCAACATGCTCACGAGTCAATGTGCCTTCGTTCAGATCATCTAGGACACTATATGGGTTTTCGACTGCCTGGACGTAGCGCTTAAACTGAGCCAATTCGAGGCTTGATGGTTCAAATTCGTCATCTCCAAACATGTTTGTGCCCGAACGTGGATCTCTTGGGATCTTTGAAGCCAAAAACTGAAAACCGCGTGACAAAGTGTCTCTGGCAGATGCCGCCATATTAGGAGCTATTGAATCAACTTGCATCAGATTGCCGGCAATCTTTGTGGCTAGTTTGTCAGGATTTGCCGAAAGTTGTGCTACGGTTTCTCGTATATTTTTGAATGCCTCTTGTTCGTTGGAGGCTTGACGACGCTTAGAATCCATTGAGAGACCGCTGTTAACCAGAGCCAATCGTGCAGCTTTTGATACAGTAGGCGAAAGTTTTTTACCAGCAAAAAAGGCATCAAATGAACCAGTCATACGTTTCTCAAACCGATCTATGGCTTTTTTAGTCGTTCCCAGGACTACAATGCGTCGTCTGACGTCTGAATCCAGCAGTTTTTTTGACAACAGGGCTCCGGCAGCTCCAACAGGACCAGCGGCGGCACCGGTAGCCAAAGTAAGCATAGCATCTTTAAAGTTAACAAAACTTCCGGTAGATCCGCGCCTGCTCAAACCGTCTTGTAGCACTTTGTTTATTCTGTATTCTTGGTTTAATTTGGCTATTTTGCCACTTATGCCTTCGAGAGCGGTGCCGGCAGTAACGCGTTCAATATTGTTCACCAAAAGTTCACGAGTATCGGCATACAACTGAGCATAAAGTTTAGCCTTCAACGGTCCGTCTACCGGATCATTGAATGCTAGTTTGCCCTTTTTGCCGTAAGTTTTTGCAAGATCCCAAAGGCTTGTAGCCGAATCAGCACCCTTGCGTCCTGCACGGTTTAAAACTTCCTGCTCGATAGATCGTAATGTGTTTTTGGCAGTTTTTGAATCAAATAGATCTAGATTTTGCTGTTTGAATTTTGACAGAGCATTAGCATGTACACCTAGAACTTCTTGAGCGTTAGTAATCGAGGGCGTAAGTTTGTCAACAGCGGCATACGTGCCTGCAAGTTCCTGTTTAATCTGCGAACCGGCACGTGAATTTTTAGCCAACATTGATTCAACATCTTCGTTTATCGGATTAATTTTCCAGCGCTCGTTAGCATACTTCTGGACCAGTTCGGTAGATTCTTCGACTGAACGACCGATTTTTACCAGATCATCGTATGCGTTAATTTTGCCCGCTGGAAGTTCGTTTGACAGTTCGGCAATAGCTCTTAGTGGGTCGATTTCGCGCTTGAACAGTTTGCGTGCTTGACCCGTTGTAGCGTCGACTCCGGTTTTTAGAGGTTTGTATAATGCGCTGCCAGCGCCAAACGCGCCCGAAACCAAACCGTTCAAAGCTGCACCGGTACCGACGTAGGCTATCAAGTTTTCGCCGTTTAGATCGGTTTCACCCAATGCATGCTCATTGAGTAACTGGTTGAGACCCAGGGCGCCCCCGGTGACGCCGCCTGCGACTCCGGTCTCAATGGCACGCTGGGCAATTTTCTTAGCCAATGAACGTTCGCCAACCGTATAAATAGATTTGGCGATTTGTTTTGCAATAGTTTTTTCAGCAGCAATTGCGGCGCCGCCAAGTAACATTTTGCCTGGTGCTGCTGGAGTAAGCGCTGTAGACAAAAAACCCGCAGCTTCGCTAGCCCCGGATAACGTCGGATTAAATTCTTTGAGTTTTGATAGTTCTTCTGGATCAATACCAAGTGCCTTAGTGGCAATCAGGTCAGAGCCTGGTATGGCTCCTCGGGCAAAACCGGCAGCGGCTGCCTTAAGGTTTTGACTGTCGTATTTTTCCTGTTCGGCAAGCTGGGCTTTAGCGTACGCAATATCCTGATCAATAATATCATCAACCGGACTTTGCTCCTTGGGCTTTAGATCTTTTTGGCGAAAATATTCAGCCGCACCATCAGATGGCTTGGGTTCGCGTAACTTTGGCATTTTGGTAGCACCGGCATACTGATTGGCGAGGCTTTCCTCTACGTTGCCAGCTCCAATGTCGTCATCAGATGCGCTTGTGTCTACGGCGTCCATTTCGGATTGCCGGAAATATGCCTGAGCGCCATCAGATGCTTTGGGTTCACGTTGTTTTGCCACAAAACCTACTTGTTATAATAATCAGGGTTGCGTTTTTTAGCTTCATTTACCATTGACTCAATTTTATCAACTTCGGTACCTTGTTGAATCAATCTAATGCGCAGTTTGTCCTCGTTGTTCAGCCATTTTTTGCCGGTCGCGGATTCAAGGTTAGCGCGTTCAATCATTTTGAGTGTATTTTGTAGTCCAGTCATTTTAGCCTTAGCCACAGAACCAACAGTAAAAAAAGATGCAGGATCCCCTAAAACCTTACCCATGATACGCTTATATTCGTTGTCAGTCAGTACACCAGGACCGGTGATAGGAATCCGAAGAGCTCCAACTAACGTTTCCAACGAACCATCGAGTGTACTCTTTTTGTCACTCCATGGGTTGGCGGCATCAAGTTTTCCATAGGTGCCAAGCTGTTCTATTACGCTATTTGTAATAGTTTTAGCATTCTCTAATTCCTTGTTAGCTGTATTGTAAAGTTTGGCAGCAGCTTCGGAGCCGGCGAGCGTAAAATTTCCTCCGGGGAGTGCTATTTTTCGCTGAGTCTGTTTATGATCTAAAAACTGATCTGCTTCTTCTGGTGTGATGCCGGTAGAGTACAAACGTTGAGACAAAGCCATTTTGTTAGCACGTTCTTCGGCGATCTGCGCCTGTTGAGCTTTTAGTTGATCGGAGACTGCTAACATCTGTTGCTGACGCTCTTGGTCTTTTGATAGTTGTGCCAAACGGTCTATCTCAAGTGCAGCACGTTTGATGGCATTTTGCTTTAGAGATATTTTTTGCTCGTTGTTTACCTTTTGGGCATTGATATCGTTGTCAATTGCTTTGTTTATAATATCAAGTGCGGCATTGCCACCAGTTTTGGTTAAGGCTCCGCCGACTGCCCCCATGCCGATAGATATTGCGCCGAGAATTTTTTGAAATGTCGACTTACTGTTCCAAAAGCGATCAGGATCAATTTCGCTTAGGGCGTTTTGCTCGGTGTCAATTGCGTCCATTTGGCGACGGTACGCTGACTGCATTTCTTGGCTAATTTTGTTCTGTTTAGCCATAAAGCCGTCGATGCGGTTTTGTTCTTCTTGTGCTTTTTGGGCTCCAAGCATTTGTGCTTGCTGTTCTGCTTGACGTGCTTGTTCCTGGGCTGCCTGTTGAGCCTCAAGCGCTGCTTGCTTTTGGCGCTTTTCGTTTTCAGCCTGCACCCCGGGATCCTGTGACGACTGTTGGGCTTCAACAACATCTGCGGTCGTTAGACCAAATTTGTCCGGCGTAGGAACTTCGACCTTTTTGCCAATTCCGAGTTCGCTGATGCTTTTGTTGACATTGTTGGCTTTTTGAACAGCTTGAGCCCATTCGTTGTAGGACGCAAGTTTGTTAGCATTTTTTTCAGCTTCCATTGTGGATTCACGTTGAGAAGCTTCGCGCAAGGCTTGCTCTTTTAGCTCAATTGGTGCAGCCTCATTGTCCAAAATGTCACCAAGTCGATCGCCCGTGAGGACTCTGGCATTTAACAGTTCATCACGGCGTTTTTCGCGATCTACCATTTCGGAACGTTGGGCAATTAGACGTTGTTTCTCGTCGGCAGCCGCCAACGGATCGGCTTCGGTCCGTGGAGCCGTAGGTAATGAACTATCCAAAATTTGTTGAACTGGTTGTGAATCGTCTGCCATTTGGTCCCCTATGCTGTTCCTGAGAATTTTGATGGGTCGTAACCTGCGTCTACGACAGCCGTACTTGGAGTTTTAAGTCCGCCAGAGGCTGCGTAATTACCTTTGATAGATGCGGCGCCCATTGCGGCTCCACCACTGATCAAACCACCAATCAGTCCACCAGTCATGCCGGCGCGAGCTTGCTGATTTGCTGCATTTATGCCCTGGAGGCTTAAATTCTGACTAACGTTAAGTCTGTTATAGTCTTCGAGTGCTTTTTGCTCTGCCTGTCTAATGTCAAACCCCATGGCGAGATATTTTTGCGTCATTTGGTCGACTTGTTGCTGTTGCTGCTGGAATTCCGCTTGCAGCATTTTCTGGTTACCTTGTTGCTCTTGGATAGCTCCTTGAGCACCCAACTGGGCTTGGCTTGCTGAGCCTGCGGCTTGATTTCGCATAATGTTTCGCTGATTTGCTGCAGCATTGCCAGCCCGTTGCCCTTGAGCGGCTGCTAACTGCTGAGACAAGTTACGTTGCTGGTTAAGCTGCAGAGCTTGTTGTGCAAAACCCGGACCGCCGGTGCCCGAAGCTCCTTGTTGCAGGTTTGTCAAAAACGAAGCACGTTTGGTGCCAAGTCCGGCGCCACGTTGTTTAGCTTCTTCGAACTGAGATTGTGTTTGACCAAATATTTTATCAGCATCTTTTATTTCAAAATCTTTTTTGTCAATGTTGACGCCTTGTGCCGTACCGATGTCCGAATTACCAGAAAGAAAGTCTAAAAATGCCATTTAGCCCCCCTTTGCGCCAGAGGCGGCAATAGAGGCGCCCCCTTTGATCAGACCGCCAACCAAATTACCAGTAGCTTGACCTTTGGCTCTTTGATTCTGCGCGTTAATATCAGCAATACCGACAGTCTGTTGAACTTGAAGCTCATTGTAAGCCTGAAGGGCTTTTTGCTCAGCAGATCTAACGTCAAAGCCCATGGACAGATACTGTTGCGTCAACTGGTCTACTGCTGCCTGTTGATTTTGGAGCTCTTGTTGTAACATTCCTTTAGCGGCTTGAGTTTCCTCAATACGACCTAACATTGCCTGTTGTCCCATGGATGCACTATTCTGGGCTCCAAGGTTGGCTGATGAACGCTGTGCCAAAGCTGCATTGCCTCCACGCTGAGACTGTGCCATAGCCACCTGTTGAGCCAATGAACGCTCTTGGTTTTGTTTTAACTGTTCTACTGCGAGCGAAGGACCGTTGCCAGCCGCCGCTTGTTCCAAGGTGCCCAGAAAGGCTGAACGTTTGTCCGCGAGCCCCGAACCACGTTGCTTGGCTGCTTCAAACTGTTCCTGAGATTGACCAAATAGCTTATCGGCATCCTTGATCTTAAAGTCTTCTTTATTAATGTCAAAACCCTTGGCGGTTCCTACTTCATCAGCACCGCTAAGAAAACCTAAAAATGACATTGATTACTCCTATTTGTACTCGTTTGTTCCATAGCCGACAGATGATTCATAGCTCAAGAGGTTCCGGCGCTCTTGTTGGTTCCGGACTTGTTGGACCCCTGTTTTAGACCTATTTCCATGCGCATGTTACTAAGGGAAAAGCTCTCGCCAAAAACATCATCCATTATGTCCTCAATGCTCAAACGGAAACTTGTGCATTTTTGGCGTTTAGGGAAAAATCTCCACATGTACAACGGGTTTGAGCCTCCGTAGAACTCCTCGGCTCCATATGGGCTTACTTCGCCGTATGTCGTTTGCCCAAGGACCGTAAACGGGTCAACAATAGCATCCTGGGTAAACGCGGGACTAAAATCATAACCTACACGTAGCCTCAGACGATGCTTTGACTTGTATGTCCCGAGCAGTAACAGTTTATAAAATCGCTGAAAACCGGACATTTCGGCAAGATTCATCCAGGCACTGACTATTTTGAGTTTTATCGCCTGTTCACCATCTACAAAATGATTTGGAGTTTCTACGTGAACGATACCGTTAGCTTTCACAAAGGCGAACTGACCGTTAAACTCGGCGGCTCCAACGGCTTCATGATTAGTAAAGGTCGACCATTGTTCAAACAGGTAATCATATACCAGGCACAAGTCGGACTCGGTCGTAAATCTTATCTGGTTAACATCGGATATCAATTTAGCAGAAGTTATCCGTGAATCATTGTAGCGCTCAATTTTAGATCCGATGTATGAAACAGATAAACCACGGTCGAGCAGGTAAATACCCTTTTGTGACTTGAACATTAGACCTTTTGGCATCATAACGACACTGTTTGAGTCTACACAGCCAGCATCACCAATAACTAGTTGCGGCAGCGGAAAGTCTGACTGTTCACCAAGGTTATTCGGACCGTCGCCAGCCAACATATGAATGGTAGATTCTTTAAATATAACTAATTTGTCGTCTAGCACCCCAAGAGCCGTAATATCGCCGCCCTTAGGATCTACGTTGATGCGCAAAAAGTCGGAAAATTCTACTGGTCCGTTTTCATTTCTTATTTTGCTGTACCACAAAAGGTTGGGCTCATCAGATGACTTTATGACCAGACGGTTTTTCCAGTTAACGATTACATTTGACGGCGGGGGACTAATGTTGTCTAGTATGCCACCCGTAGTGTACAGTAGTTCACCGCTAAGCAGACTTGCGTCAGTTCGGGAGTCCACGTAGGTCAAAGTGTCAACAGTCGGATCATTTAGCGTCAATGAAGTATTGGACGTTGTTTTGTAGAACAGGGTCTGATTTGCTTCTGTGCGATAAATTTCGATAAAAACATTTTGCTTTTTTGTAATTCGCAAGGTCGGTATAACTAGTTGAACGTTTGCAGGTCCGCCACTGACTGTAACTTCTGTTGGAATGCTAGGAGCCGAACGGTTTATTTGACCGTTGTTGTCAATCCAGGCATAAACTACGCTAAACTGGTAAGCCCCGTTTGCTAAGTTGCCCGTGCCAATGTCGGTAAGACTCGCTACGACCCCTTCTGGAAAAACAACAAAACCACTTTCGGTCACCGATGCGCCGTCGTACGATTGAATCATTCCGCCGACCATGTGCAGGTTTTCGGCAAGTTCGGCAGTCACAAAGTTATTTAGGCTTTCAAAATCTATCAATGTACTGTTAACGCCGACTGATGTAAACAATACGGCATCTTCGGCTTGTAATTGACCTTTGCGCAGATTAGGGAATCTATATTGCCCCGGGGAAATTTCAACGATTGACGGCAATATCGAGTCTTCGGTATAGCCGCCGCCTAAATTCTGGCTAATTTTGGTAACTATGTCGCCATCAAGTGAGTAGACAAAATAGGTCGATTGAAGCTCCGAATCAAAAGCAACTGCCACATAATGGGCACCGTTGTAGCTAAAAAATTTGGACGCCAAACCAACCGAACGCTTCCATACGACGCTGCCCGTGACTGTTCCGGTAGATGAAACAGTTGATTTTCGCAAGAAGTTTCCTGGCGCATTCAGGACCTCGTATACCAACTGGACCGTAGAAGCGCTATCGGACACCGAGGCTATGTTGCGCACGTTGGCAACTGTTTCAACTGTCGTCGGAGCTAGAACCGAACCAGTCAACAAGGTATTACGAATAAGGTATTTTACCGCCGAACCATTAGAGTAACTAATCCAAATGTTGCTCGCCAAATCAGTACAAAGAGAAATTCCGCCGGTGGCAGTTTCACCCGCTGATTGAAAATGAGTCGACATCGTTTTTGACTCGGTCATCAGAAAATAGGAAATACCACCACCGGCAGAGTTATTGTTATAAGCTACATAAACATTTGAGCCGAGTAACTGAGCGTCATAGATCTTGTCAACGGGATCAATGTTATTTGTCAGGTTGACGGCGGGCGACAATTCCTTAGGAGTAGACGTCTGGATGAATCTAAACTTGAGCGCTGTACCTTCGATATAATAAATGTACAGATAAACACCAATACCAACAACACGAGGTTTTATGCCCGTCAGGGACAGCTGGGTATTTTCGGTTATAATAGCACCAGTAGACTCGTCAATCAGTGTGTAACGAACTCCGCCGCTAGAATCTTCCCATGTGTACAAACTAAGACCATTGTTGTACGCATAGTCCGGATTTGATTGCTGAAACACGTTGCGTATAATAGATTCGTTGTGAATTTCAAGTGAGACTGCTTCGCCCTTTAGTTGCCAGGCTTCGGAACTTTGGATATAAGTGTACAACTCAGTACCAGTAAACAAATTGAGTTCTGATTTGAAGTTCGACAGTCCATAGGCTTCGGTCAGAGATTCCATTGAACCCAAAATGTTCGTCGGCAACAAAGTATAACCATTGCGCTTTTGGATTGCGCCTCGTTTGGTAAATATACCGTTTTCGAGTTCCAACAGTTCGGTAGGCATGACTTGTTTGTCGTCAGACTTTGAGTCAATACCGCCGTTAAAACTAATTGGGACTTGATTTTTTTGAAGTGCCATCTATAACCTTAAGGGTTAACATTTACCCAGTAGAAGATTTCGATAAGACCGTTTGCGCCTGCTCCGCCTGCAGGTGAAGTGCCCGCACCGATTCCACCGCCGCCGCCTCCGCCGCCGCCTGCTCCGGTTGCTGCAAATCCGGCTTCGGAACCACCAACGTTTTCACCGTGTCCGCCGATGCCACCAGCTCCCAAAGAAGCCCCACCACCGCCACCGCCACCGCCACCGCCGACTGTCCCGGCAGCGCCACCGGCTCCGCCTACAGCATAACCAGTAGAAGTACCGGCAGTACCAGGAGATACATATGTCGAACCACCGTTTCCGGCGTTAACACCAGCTTCGACCATGCTCTTATAGGTAGTAATGGTATCAGTGGTTCCGCCGCCGGCGCCCGTGCCAGACAAACCACCCTCACCGCCCTTGGATATGATGTCACCAAATGTGGTGTCGTTGCCGGCAGAACCGTTGCCACCGCCGGCTGTGCCACCGGCTCCACCTGTTCCAATTGAATAAGCTAATGATGAGATGCTTGCCAGATTAAGCGCCAACACTCTTGGTTGAGCTCCGGCACCACCGCCACCACCATTTGGCACGTTACCGCTGGCTCCGCCACCACCACCGCCACATACTTTTACAATAGCAAAGTCGCCAACCATGCTAGCAGGCTTATTCCAAGTACCAGCACCGGTTGTAATGGTTTCTTTCGCCATGGTAACAACGTTTGCTGCTGGGGCGATTTTTCCAACAGTAATAGTGTCGTCTGCAATTTTAGCTCCAGTAACTGCTAGGTTAACAATGTTACCGGTGTCGACAGCGTTTGCAGCTAACTGTGCATTAACTATTTGACCAGTTGATAGGTCGCCATTTGATGCCATGAGTAGTGGCAACGTAGAACCAGGAGTCCCGGTAGGCATTGTGATATCATAGCTCAGCGCAAGCCCGGAAGGAGACTTTAACGTAACACCTTCGGCGTTGGCAATCGCCTCGCGCAATGTAATGTCGCCTGAGTCAATTTTAGCAGAGATAAAATCAGGAGACGTAGCCTGGTGAAAGTAAAAAGTCTGTGAAAGTGAGTTGTAGCTTACAAGGGCGCTAGATGTTATATAGTCTCCACCGATGCCTCCGACCGTGCCAGCGTTTAGAGCGCCAGCTGCCGTAATCTGAATAGTGTTACCTAGACCGTCGCGATAAAACAAATCATCGCCAACAGCAAAAATAGATCTAATGTCCGTTGGTCCGGCTAGAGGCGTCAACTGTTCGGCAAGCGTAAGTGAACGGGCGTTGCGCAAATCTTGCTGATTGATATCTAAATCGGCATTAATGTTCAAAGCAGCCGATGTAATCAGGCGTCCCTTGCCCGGCGTATGATCATGTGAGTCAATGAGTTCTAGTGCTGCGTTGAGCTCTATCGCCCACGCTGGTCCCAAAGTGACCGTTGGAATCGGAAGGGTTAATGACATGTATGGCGTCGCTGCCATTTAGAACTCCTTTGAGATTAAAAAATCCATAATTTGACTTTTACGGCACCAGAAGACTCAAGTGCCAACAGTAAATTTGGTTTAGGTTCTAGCCTCTGATGATCTATAAAATCTACAAAAGCATCTTTGCCTACTACAAACCAGCCTACCGGGGCGCGTCCAAGCTTATGCTGAATTCGCTTTATGCCTGCGGCGCCAAAAGTCGCTTCAACCAGTTGACCCTGAAGCAGTTCAACACTTGATACTGAGCCCAAGGACTTTTCAACAGCATCTAGGGCTCGCTCAACGGCTTCAAGATCGGTAATCTGCACTTTGTAATAAGGTTTGATCCTTGACACGCAGTGCTCCTATCGCCTAAAGAAATAATCTTCGTCTTCGGCATGTATGTCACTTACTGATTCGCTTTCTCCAGTGTCGCGGTTTTGCGAAGCTTCGGTGAGCCGTTTGATCAGTAATTGTTTTTCTGCCATCAATACCTGAACGTCTGATTCTTCTTTTTGCATCATTTTCATAGCAACATCTACGACCACGTATTCGGCATACTGATTTAGATCATTATACACATCTGATGTAGCAACGAGTTTAGTAGCCACGGGAGTGTACCATAATTTGACAACTTTAGCCGAATCTGGCGCAGGTGAGAACACAATGTTTCCACCGATGACCCTGTACCTCAGATCAGGAGCCCCCAAAATCGAACGAACCGTACTACCTTTGTACCGGTTACGTTCGTTAAAGTTAAATTTGTGCAGACTTGCATAGTCGTTGCCCGAAATCTGAATGTCAACACCCATTAGCTTATACATGTCGCTTGGGAGCGCATAAGAATCAGTATTAGCAACGGTAGTAAAGGTTGACGTCGAGACAAAATAATCAGCGCCGTATGACTGCACCATTAGATCATGGAGCTCGGCAATAGAAGCATTGATATACGAAGTAAGTTCCGAGTCGGACACAAACGTACTATCGGTCATGTCCGCTCGTTCACGGCATTGGGTTTGAAGTTGCGCTAAAGTGATAGACATAATGGCTCCTTAGGCAAGAGCCAGATTATGATTCAGACTCTGACTCTGATTCGCTTTCGTCTTCCGCTGAGTCGCACATTTCATAAAAGGACTTTAGGGCGCTAACAAGCATCCCCGAGTCTTTTGATTCAATTGCGGACATTATTTCTTCGGCAGCAGACTTTAGCGCGATGCTATCGTCCTGTTCGGCACCCTCGGACATTGGTTTTTCCGAGAGCTCGGGTTTTCCAAGTTTAGCCACAAGAATAGAGGCTATACTTTTTTTCTTATCTTTCATGAACATGGGAGACCTCAGCTGTTTCCGGCAGAAGAATTTTTCAGATCGATTCGAACTAAGATTCTAGATCCGCTGTCCGGGTCTGTTTCGGCTTCAGACGAATCAATAAACCGAACTCGGATTACTTTAGTGCCATCAACGTCTTCTGAGACTAGTTGTGGATTGATGTCTTGCGCCGCCGCAACCATCTGGGAAACGCTACACTGCATTAGGCGAATGTATTTGTCCTGAAGAGTGATGTCGTACAAACCAGCAGATACGCGGGCAACTGACGCAATACCAAGTCCCTTGGAGAGCGTAGGGGCGCCAGAGGCTCCGATTGCGATGTCAGCAAAAAGACTTTTTACTTCTTTTTCTAGGTTTTGTGCACGGTTGAAATTACGATTTGCCATTATAGACTCCTTTTAGTCTGGCACCGCGTGATTGCGGGGCAGCATACAATTATAAATTTGTTCCACTTGGGTCGTTTGTTGCGTAAAAACTTTAGTCATTTGTTGCATAAAAAAACCCCCAAGGTTTCCCGAGGGGGTTAAGGTAACTTTAGGACAAAATATCTAATGATATCAGTAGTCTAGAGCTTCAAATTTACATTATAGCCAGGTGCTGTACAACCGAGCTGAGCGTAATAAACCACTCGAACTTCAACTGAATCAGCAGCAGCTTCTCGAAGCATCTTGAGACCGTCGCTATCCTGAATACGTGGAGCTTTACCAAGGCTGTAGAGTTTCCAAGTGTCCATCTGGAGCAAGAATGCTCTGTCAGAAGGGCAGTTTTGGTCAGCTACAACTCTGATTGGACCACGAGGACCGTTTACGAGTACGCCACGGAATCCAACTTGTGGATTAACCTTAACGTCTACGTATTGCACTTTGGATCCAAGGGCTTTCTCTAGATCTGCATACTTGCTGTAGCTCATGAAGCAAACGTCTGGTTTTCCACCTTCACGCGCAACACGGCTAGCAGCATTGATCAGAGCTTCTTCAATTGGAAGGCTTGATCCATCTACACGAAGACCCGCAAGTCTTGTAGGGTCAACCGAACGGTCAACGCTAAAGAACGAATCGCCAGCAGTTGGAGCAGTGCTTGGAAGCCAAGAAAGCAGTCCGGATACTTTAGAATCATAGTCACCAGAAATAACGAGGTGATCGTTGTTAGCTAGTGCAGAGATTGCAGTAGTATCAATAGTCAAAATACCAAGATCACGGTCAACTTTAGTAATTGGCGCAGATCCGGTACGTTGAGCACCACCACCATCAGTAGCAGAAGCCCGGATAACCATGTTAACTTCAAAGTTAGTCACAGTCTCGGGATCAACTAGTGTGATAGTAGTAGACGTAAATGAAGCTACTTGTCCGATTGTGCCAGACTTAGCTCGGAAAAGCGAAACAGCCAACGAACGAACAGCGGATTTAATCGCGCCATCGATCTCGGCAGTAGCAGCTTCTACGAACATGTTAGCATTACCTTTAGAGGCTTCGAGTGTCTCGTTGTCGATTGACGCCAAAGCGTAATCATGAACACGAGTCAACACGAAATCTTTATAGATTGACGCGGACTTGTTAGCTTGTGCAGTTGCAAATGTCGCAGATCGACCTTGCGGGATTCCGATTTTGATAGGAATGGGAAGGTTTTTTCCGCCGAAATCTTCCATCTTGGGAAGCATTGCAAGCAAAGGGTTATCTGAATATACCATGTCCTCGATACGCTGTGCGGTATAATGTACCTTTAGCGCCGAGTTAAAACTGGTCATGTCTAGGGAAGCCATTTTATCTCCTTAAAAATTATGCTCCGATTACACCATGCAACCGGTAGCAGTAGACTGGCTAGCCGTTGAATTTCAACATAGCTGCCATTCGCTTTTTCGACTCGTCATCGCTCAAATGCTCTTCGGAACTGGTAGGTACCTGTTGCGACAAAGTGTTTGACAGCGTTGGAGACGACTGTTTTGGCTCGGATTTTGGTTCTGGGCTACCAAATAAACCCTTAACTTTTTTGGCTTGAGCGAGTTTCTTAGCATTTTCGAACAATTGGGCTTCAACCTCTTCAGCTGCAGCATCTCTAAGAGCATCGATTTCCTCTTGAGACATCTTGAAGTCGGGTCCGCCTTCTTGTTCGAGGAGCGCGTATGCTTCTTCCATTGATTCGTAAACCATTTGGTGAGCATCGTTAGCTACAATTAGCTCGTACTTCTCGTTGTTATTGCTTAGATGCGTTTTTAAACTAGTTAAGTAGTTTTCACGCACTTTTTGCTCTCTTTGAGCATTTAGTTCTTTTAGTTTTTCTTCGCTTTGGGCTCGTTCGGCGGCACGTTCAGCCTTAAGGGCTTCAATTTCAGCCTTCAGACTGTTTAAGACTTCTTTTTGTCTGTCTTCTGGCGTCGGTTCACCCTTGAGTAGATACTGCTCGGTGAGTTCTTTGTATGATAAACCTTCGTCTTCTAATGCTGCGATACCCTTTTCGGCTACTCGTTCCTTGAGACTTTTGCGACTTGATAGTTCTGCTTGCTGTTTTTTCCACGATTCCATTTCGGCTCGTGCAGCCTTGAGCTGTTGCTCTTGTTGGCGTACTTGTTTTTCCTTACGGGACAAAGCGGCAAACTTTTGTGCAATGTTTTGGTCTATTTTGGTCGGCGGAGCTACCGGATCAACCTGGGGCGTCGGATCAACTGGGGCTACTTGGTGTGTAGACTCAACTGGGGCGGCTTGTGATTCGGCGGCTACCGGGGCAGAAGATGAAACGTCGGACATAAAAACTCCTTTTACTTGATGAGCCCAAGGGCTCGCTAGCATTAGTGCCAGCATTATTACTAAACTGTTCTATTTTTGTGTTGGTATGAGATCCGTTGTTGGTGCTGTTTCTGGTTGACCGAGCTGTGGCGTAGGTTCGGCAGGCATTTCCGGGTTCAATGCTTGCACTGTTGACTTTATTAGCCCGTCTGCATCAGCAATCCAGCGTCTAAACAGTTCAAGCCTAGAGTCTGGCGCACCGTTAGCACGATACATCAAGTAAGCTTGTTGCATTTTGGTAATACCTAGAGCCAAGTTTTGATACGGTTCTGGTGGCTGGTAGTCGCCGTTGTCAATCATTAGTTCAATTTGACGCTCAATGTCTTCTACGCCGGCATTTGCCATGTTGTAGTAAGCCTGTAAGTCCGGAAAGTTTAACAGTTTCATGCCGTCTTCTTTTGACAGAAAGCCCGCCTGGAGCAGTTCTTGGACTTCTTGGAGTCTAGACGACGGATTTTGACTCAAAGCACTGGTTGGAAAAACTTGCATAATGTATTTGTCTTCGTCCATGTCAACGTCACGCCATTTAATGGTCTCCATGAAGCGTTTACCTTTGACGCGGACCTTTAATTGACCGTCTTCGGCTTCGTCTATCTCGCGAGCCAGATCAATAAAGTGCTTACAGGCGTCCATATGGGCTGATTCGTAGCGCGTGCCAACAGACATAAACCGCTCGGTTTCGATGTCGTTATATATCCTCAGGGCTTTACCGCTGTTTAGTCCTGATGGTTTTGAAGCAGTTGCCGAAAGCTGACTGACTCCAACAATTTCATAACAGCGAGTATACAATCGGTCCAAATGTGAAAAAAGCTCCGGAGGTATGATGCCAAGTTGCCCCGGTTCGGGTTTTACACCGGCATACTTGATGATTCCACCGATTTTATTGTTCAAATGAGCTGTTACAATTTTGCTAGAAGCTTCAACGAATATTTTTGGTATAGACACCAAGTGCATCGAGACTTGGATAGTGCGTAGAATTTTATTTATCTCAATTTGGATGCCCGAAAGTTGTTCGGCGACTCCTTGACCCCAGAAGCCGATGGGTTTTACGCCCCAACGGAAAAATATAAAAGGAAAATAGGATTTATCATAGTCTTCACTGAATAAAGTACGGTTTTCGATAGAAATAACATGCCGACCATCACCCATTTCGGCGCCAGAAGGCAAATGCCAGCTTTCTATGACCAAAATCATGTCACTGTCGGTGTCATAAGACGGTTTATAGTTAATATAGCTTGATTCGTCGGAGTTTTTGTTAGCTAAGTCGATCCATTTGGCTTCTTTTGGAAAAACAGCTTTTAAAACTTCGCGATGTACCCACTTTTTTTGATGGATTTGACGCGGTTGACCGTAAATAGACTCGGCATTATCGACTATAATCTCGTCAATGAAGACACGTTCGACCTTTATTTCGCTTCCTTCGCGGAAAACCTTTAGGGCTCCGGTGCCAAAGATACAGCTGTCAAGAAACGCAGTGGCGGCTTTGTTGTAAAAGTCCGTAGAGTAAAACTGTCCTTCAATGAACTGGGTCAGTTTTTTGGCTTTTTGCTGCATAGACCAGTCGCCACCGTCTGTTAAAAACAAAGGGCGCGGTTTATTCTTGGTTATTTTGCTGGTAACAGTGTCAATCATGTTTTGGACGACGTTTAGCGTCACACGATTCTGTGTAGCCGAAGTTGGTTCGCTTTTGGCAAACGAAAAAGCTCGCATGCCAGCGTTGTCTATATTACCATACATTCGGAGGTATCTTAGATTCTCGGCAGACAGATAATCTTGCTTTTTTGACAGGTTTTTAACGTAGGAAAAGATCCTAGAGTGCAATTCGTCCTTACGGGGCGACAACCACCAGTAATAATCTTCTTTTTTAAATTCGTTCATGGTACCACTTTAGTTAGTTGGCGGACCAGAAGGCTAAATCTTCCTCTTCCTCTGGGTCCGTGGGTTCGGATTCGGCTAATGTAGTGGCTCCGCCGGATCCTGAGAGTTCTTTAAGGTCACTTTCTGGCAAAAAACCTAGTTCGGAAAACTCTACACGTACATTATCTATCTGAACTACCTTGATTTTCATCATTTTAGACCAGGCGATAAACGCTTGAAGCTCGGATACGGTTTTAAACATATAACCTCAGTATTATAAAAGTGTTTCAGTCATCAAAGCCGGTCAGATCATCGTCAAATAACGAATCCATGAGGGATTGATCGGGGGCTATGTCATCAATATTTGTGCGATTTTTGGCTTGCATAAGGGCTTCGGCGTCACGTTCTTCTAGCATACGCATATAGTCTTCACTGTCTTTTACCGGATCTGGTATCAGGGGCTCAGCTTGGTAATGCCGACTTTCGCGCCAGCCGTACAATAGGGCGTCACCTATATCAGTATGGAACCGATCGGAGACCTTTTGCTTAGAGCCGTCGCGGTCCCATTCGACGCGCCAGGCATCCTCGGCAAATCTACTGCCCGAAAAGACCTTTAGGCGCCGAGTCCGGAGGTCATCGTTCATTAATTCGATAAATTCTAGCTTACGTTGCTTTTCGGCAGCCTCAATGAACAGTCCGTAACGTTGTAATATTTCTTCTTGGATCTTTTTGCCTAGGGCACCGGCATCCATTACCATTTTGATCGGTTTGTACTTACTTTGTAGGGCTTTGATCTGGTTTACTAGGTCGCTAATGGTTTGTTTTGATGTTATGAGCTCTTCAACTAGGTATACGACTTTTTCGGTAAAGTTATAGCCTATGACCGCGATGGCGTCAGCGTCTTTCCAGCCAATGTCTATCCCAAAGATAAACTGCATATCATCTAGCTGAGTCTGGGTCAACGAGTCAAAAGTGTTGAGTGCCGGGTCAAACGCAAACACAAGCGAGTTTGGGTCCTTTACCCAGATGCCAAGATTTTCCCGCAAGTGCGTCGGATGACTTTCGTTTATGCCTCGGCGAGCGTTGGCGGTGGCTATGATTTCGCTTACTGGTTTACCGCTTTTGCGGCTGATCCATGGATTGTCGTAAACCGTCCAGTGATGATGTGCCCATGAAGGGTTGTTTGAAGCATCATAGAAATAACCGTTTGGCACCGGACCAGGAGTTCCAATGAGTATCAATGAACCGTCGTAGTCATATAGCGCCGGAACCAACACGTCGTTAACAAGCTCCTTGATGTACGACCGAAAAGATTGGGCTTCGTCAATGTAGACCTTTTTGATCGCTAGACCCCGGAATTTATCGATTTCACCTTCGTCATCGGCACCTGCTAGAAATATAGTTGACTTGTTATTTAGGGTAATTGAGAGTTCGGTATTATTTATTTGACAATTAGGACTACCATCGGCATTTATTTCATATTGAGATATTAAAGTTGTAAGTTCGCGCCAGATAATCCGCTTGGCACTTCGACGATTCAATGTGATATAAACAACATTTATTGCAGGAAATGATTTAGCTGTATGATACATGTCGGCAATACACGCATGAGATTTTCCGGCGCGACGCGAACAGACTGCTGTTTTAAATTTAGCAGGATCTTGAACAAACGCTAATTGTTTATCAAAGCAAAAATCAGTAATAGAGAATTGCGGACGCTTGGCAGCCTCTTCAGCTTGCTTTTGACGCCGCGCAATCTCTGTTAAAACTGATTTACTTTTACTCATTTTTTGGCTTTTGGCGTAGCGGGTTCATCTGATGGCACGTGCGGTTCAAAATATGCAATATTCGTATATGGAATAATTACATTAAATTTAGCAGAGTCTGCGTTAACCCATTCGACGCGTAGCCCGATCTGATCTGCTTCGATTTTGATGCCCGGGAACTTATTTGGCGCAAAAAATGTGTCGATACTTTTTGCAAACCGAACGGCTTGGTATGTTTGAAAATGATTTACTTTCATTGTGACTCCTTTGGGCTACGCAACAGTGGGCAGCCGCTAAATGTTTTAGTTGATACGCCAAAAAATGATACAGTTAATTCGGTTTCATCTTGGGCAATAAGTTCTGGCGAGCATTTTAGGTCTACCATGCGGTCTACCATTCGTTGAGCCAATAAGTCTTGACCGTAAACCCACCATTCAGTAACAACCTTGGCTTTGTAAACGTCTAGTTCGATACCTAATCGTGAAGCGTTTACTTGTTCCATTGAACGAATTATAGATTTCCAGAGCGCCAACTGGGCTTCAACTTCGCCGTCTTCAAAGTGCCCTTCAAAGCGTCCTTTGGCTCGGTGAAACATTTGGACCCCGCTGGTGGTCCCTAGGCGTTCGCCTGGCAGATGTTGGATGATGGCTGAGCACATGGATGCGGCAAACAATGTTACTGTTTTGACGTTAGGGTACATTTTGGCAAGCTCAATAAATTGCAATCCATCGGAAACACTTCCACCCGGACAATCCATTACGAGATAAATTGGATAATTTTGAGTTCTGCGTTTGACAACAAGCGCCAACAACTCTAGTTGCTTTTTTAGCACTGAAGTTTCATCAACTACGGTCCTAAAGGTAACAGTGTTATCAGGAGTTAGCAGAACAACAGATCCACTTGACTCTTTTGGATTTGACGATAGCATAGTTGTAACTACACCAGCGGTCAAAACATACGAGGTTAGCATCACAGCCAGCAATACACCGACACTGATTGACTTTTTAATTTTTTGCTTCACTTTGGGTTCCTTCGATTACTGATAGTTTTGCTTCTAACTGTTTGACTTTATCGCGTTCAACTAGGTATAAATCAAGTTGCTCAAAAACTACTTGGATAATTTGGTTTTTTCCAAGACCTTTGAGGTACGCTTTAAGGTTTGCTCGCATTTGCGCCCATTGGGCTTGTGCTAACTCGGCTTCTGAACTAGATGATTTCATCAATTACTCCTAAATCTAACATTTGTTTTGCGGTAAAGTACCTGTCACCTTTTTTGACTAGTTCTGACCAAAATTCGACACTTTGCGCCGAATGTTTTGCCATGAAAACTGCCCAACTTCGTTCTTCGCGTTCTGACTGTTCGACTTGTTGCCTAACGTCCGTGTGGCGTCCTTCGGCGCTGTACGACGCCTCATGAAACAGTCCCCAGGAAAATTCGGACATTTTGCGTACCGAACCCGCAGCCAATATAGCAGTCGCAGCTGACATTACGGCACCATGGGCTTCGGTAATTATTTGACATTTGGTATGCCTCATACGACCAACAACTGCCAGTGCGGCATAAACATCACCGCCATACGAATTAATTCTGATCGTAATAGGTTCGGACGAAAGTTGTTCCATTGAGCTAATGGCGACATCTGCACCGAGAAAAACTGCTTCGTTTATTTCGCCACTGATTGTGTAGACTCGTTGCTCCAGGTTAATCCCCGAGCTCAGAGCTATCTCCAGGTTCTCCTGGGGACTCAGACGCTTGGTTCGCCGGGGTTTCTTTTGCATAACGGTCTCCGTAGTCAAATAACAGTAAATAAGGATGATATACGATGCGATATTTTGGCTCTAGGCGATAGCTGACACTTGTCTGATGAGTAGCAGCCGAAGCTACCGAAGCATCATGATCAAAACTGTTCAGGAGGGCGCTAGCGATTCCAAAACGACGCATACTGTGCTTAACATAGACATAATGAATCACAAAAATGCCATCAATACGCTCAGCACAGATAAAACCAAACAGCTGAGTCGGATCATCGGCATGGCACGCGACTCGGACCCCGCCTTCTGGAGCGATTTTTTGCAACAAGCGTTCAATTAAACGGTGCTGATTTTCGTAATAGATTTTGGGATCTACATTACGACAGGCAGTGCCTTTGTCTTGGTAACTTTTGAGCCAGCTACTGAAGATAAACGAGATATCTTCGTTAGTGGCGGATCTTATCTGCAATGGTAAACCCGGGTCCGGTTGCATATATGTCTTCCTCTGTGCTTAAGTTAACTGTTATTTTGACGCGCACATTTAGCATGTCAGTTTCAATTGGCGTTTCATAATGTTTCATTTCATTGGCAAGTTCGATGTATGGCACTTCGAACACACGCTCCGTAGATGAGCCTTCAATGACTGCAAGGCGCAGCACGGCATCTAACAAAGCATGTAGCTGACCTTTGGCAGTCTGGTTCATTTAGGCTCTACGGGTTCAATTGATGCCTGTTTAGCCATTAGCTGCGCATTAAGCACATTTAGGGCTTTAATCTGCTCTTGAAGCTCTGAAATATTTGATTGTAATAGTTGTAGGCGGTATGTTGCGTCGCCTAGTTTTTGGCACAGTACACCGTACTGGTCTTTTAGAATATCGTTCATTTGCTCACTCCATTTACCGTTGGGTTATACCAGTCTAAAACTGTTCCACTTGCGGCAAACTAGTAAAAAATGAACTTTAAATTATCCACGGGCAGCTGATTGAGTTCGAAATAATCGGTCACAATGTTCTGGGCGTAATCGCGGATAGAACAACGGGCAGCGGCAATCTCATAACGGTCTACAACGACTGTTTTTTGAAAGCCACCGGGAAACATGATGTCAAATGAGACTGAGTCTGGCGTAACCTCCAGATGGATCATTACGTCTTGCTCGGGTCTACTCATTCTCTTTACTGTTTTCTTCTTCATGGGGCTCCGATTGCACGATAACAGTTGAACCCTCAGACAGGACTTTTTTAGCTAGGACCATTAGTTCTTCGTCAGACAATTTGTGTAACTGGTCGGCTCTGGCAAGCTCTCGACGTTCTTTTTGGAGTTCGCACATAGCCTTTATGTAGCCTTGGAGCACACGCGCCTCGTTTACTTCCAGTGGGATTCCACGGGCAACTTTGGACCTATAGCGCGTAACCTCGATTGCCATAGTTTGCAATGCGTCATTTATAACAGTCTCGGGGCTAATGTCTTCGATTGACATTTTGAGGTCTGCGCGTAATTTGGTTTCCTGGGGGATTAAACGTCGGCGTTGGTTGTCGTCCATGATAGTATTTTTTTGTTCTCTTTTGGTTCAACGCGTTTAGTAATCATGTCGCCGTTTGGTCCAAAAGTGTAGATAACTTTGACAATTTCGCCCTGATCGAGGCAGGTATCAATTGAGACGTCATTGTAATTAAAATCTAACTTACGGACTATCCCACCACTTACGAACTCTAGAACGCCCCAGCCTACTAGATCATTCCATTCGCGGACAAACATTTGGTCAACATGGTTGGATGTTTCATATAGAATGGCGGATTCGGTTTCGAGATCATAGGATAGATCATATAGATTCCTGAGCAAACGAGCAGTCGGAGTGTCGGCACTAAATAGACCATGGTTACGCGGTAACTGGTCTGCGGCATCGGCGGCACCAATGTAGGTCGCATAATCTTCAACATCGGCAAAAGTCGTGTAGTCGCGTACAATCATTTAGCACCCCTTTGGTCTAAATTAACAAACGGGAACAAAATGTCAATAAAACAGTTCTTAATTTACTGATCCCTAGTGCCCTTGGGGCTTTGTCAAACAGACATTGGATACTGAAATTATCAACCTGTTATATGTCTAATTTTGTTCTCTTTGGGAAATAAAAACTCGTGTTCCGACTATGTCCTCAATGGAGGTTTTGTCGTCTACATGTTTGGATGGTTTAGTTAACACTAAGTCCACATAGCGCTCAAGTTTTAATGCTTGTATAGTCAATTTGGCATGCTGGTTTCCGCCGTGTGACCAGACTATGACGTAGAACCCTCGTTGCTTGTATGACTTTAGTAGGTCTACATGCTCCATAATGGGTTCGTAACAGTGAATAGTAGACCCGTAAGGGAGTTTGATAGCTCCTTGTGGGTCCGGACGAATCAAGGTACCGTCTACGTCTATTGCAACAATCATTTCATTTTCGACTATATTCATCTAGAACCCCCAGCAAGGAAGAAGGACGCGTGATTAGCTTTGACGCCCCAGCAAGAAAGAAGGACGCGTGGTTAGGTTTGGCGGCGTTCAAATTTATATCCTTTGTAGCTTACATTGTTACGGACACAAAGTAAGATTTTTTCTGCACTAATTCGTAGGGCTTTGGTGGCTTTTACGAGGCTTGGATAGACTTGCGTGTCGCCGTTTGGCAACGTACATATGATGCTGCCACGGACTTGGTTTTTGCCCCCGTCTGACCGTGGCGAACGTTCGTCGGCATGATGATAGGAGGCAACTAGCGTCGCAGGGCGAGTTCCAAAACGCTCCTGATGGCTAAAGTCAAATGCTTTGTCGGTTCGTGACCAGACGGCGTAATAACCACAGTGGTCGCAAGTCCAGTTGTCGCGTGATGTTGTGAGGGCTAGCCCCCGAGCCAAATTGCCGCCGGATGCTCGAGAGGTTACGTGCTCGCAGTCGCAAAATGGTTTTTTGACACTAGTCATATCACGTCCTAACTTGTTTCAATAGATTACAGTATTTTACGAAATCACCATACCTTTCAATCTGTTCGGTTGTGTACTCATTTTTTTTTCCGACTAACTTATAATTTTTCAGCCAATAAGCCAAATCATGATCTTCGCATCCAATTTTTAACCTA